TACGCGCCGCTCAGGGACGCGCCGCTCAGGTCCGCGCCGCTCAGGTCCGCGCCGCTCAGGTACGCGCCGCTCAGGTACGCGTCCCTCAGGTACGCGTCCCTCAGGTACGCGCCCCTCAGGTACGCGCCGCTGCCAACCGCGGCTTCCACCGCGCGTTGCACCTGAAGGTGAAGCGGCGTGGTGTCCGCGATGACGGCCGTGAAAGGCACGGCTGCGCCCCAGCGGGACTTGATTTGGATTTCCATGCGTTTCGGCCCTCCCGAGCCATCATCAGGGACGCGGGATCAGCGTCCGACGCGGCCCAGCCCCAGTTAAGAGGCTGGGCTAATGCAGCGATTGACTAGGCGGCCAGCGGGGCAACCGCTTTGGCCACCTTGCGGGCCTTGGCGATGGCGTAGCGGTCAGACGCCTCGACACGGCCGAACTCGGCGACCAGTGCCTTAGCGAGCGGGGCGAACCGCCAGACGTTCGCCTCAGTGAACGCCCGCTGATGGTCCGGGAACTTGCCGTGGGTCCCGAACGCCTCCGCTTGGCCGATGACCTCGCAGAGGACCAGCGCAGCCATGGCGGCCACGTCGCGGCCGTCACCATAGAGGCGGACCAGATGGGCGACTTGGACGAAGGCCGCTTCGCGCTCGCCGTCGCGGGTGAACGGCAGGGCGTACCGATAGTGCGCCCAATCGTGCCACGCGCGGAACGCCCAGTTGACTTCCGGGGAGCCGAAAATGGTGTCGTCGGAAGCACCGGCCCAGACAACCGCGGGGCCACTGTCCCAAGCCGCCTTGAGGTCAGCGAGGGTTGACGGCGCGGTGTCCCGCGGGGTGAACCCCAGCGGAAACAGACGTCCCGCCAGGGTGAGAACGGCAGCGTCTAGCTGCGCGTTCACGGGTTCACGGAAGGGGCTCACAGCCGGTGCTCGCGGGTGAACGAGCGGGGTTCCGCGGAGGGGTCCCGCTTGACCTCGTAACGGCCCTTGGGGTCGACGGATCGGGCTTCCCGGAGCACGCGCTTAGCGCCCGCCAGGGTCAGGTAACCCGACACGACCTCACGGCCGCCCGAATACAGGGCGTACATGGTCGGTTCTCTCTGTTGGGGTTTCGGGCGTGCTCGCCCATCATCAGCGCGCCAGCGTCAGGCGCGGACCCGAGCCCAGCAGCGGGTTAGGCCACTGGGCTGTCACAGCGGTTAGCGGCTACGATGGGGTTCCACCTCTTGAACCCAGACGTTGCCAGCGTAGCCATAGGCGAGGAGCTTCCGGCGATCCTTCTCCGCCTTCGCCTCAGCAGCTTCATATTTGCGGTGCAGAGATAGAACGCCACTTTGGGCCGGCGTAGTAGCCCACTTCACGACTGCGAACATGGCCTATCCCTCCACCCCGCAAGCCCGCAGGAAACGCCCGCGGTCAAACAGCGGGTTCGTACTGCGGAGTTCGGCGGCGAGTGTCATCGCCACCTCATCGCAGGCGCGGCCCCACACCATCGCCTCAGACGGGCGGGTGAAGATTTGCGAACGTGAGGCGCGCACAGCCTCAGCGATCAACACGTAGTCTTTGCGGGTCATGGCCCGGCTTCCCTTCATGGTTGATGCGTTTCGCCCTGCCGGGTCATCCTCAGGGGTGCGGCATCAGCACCCGACGCTAGACCTTGGCGGACACCGCTGGGTTAAACCAGCGATTATGCAATCATGCTCTTGACGGTGATCCCGTCGATATGGACGGAGCCGCCCCGCCGCACATCCCATTCGGTCACGCGGTCAAAGCGGAGCTGATCATCCGCCCATGCATCCATGGCCGCGTCGCCACGTTCCTTGGCCTGCCGCCAACCGGCCATGCTGAAAGCGTTCTTAGCACCCTGCCAAGTGGCGTAGCCCTTGACCTGTCCCTTGTGATTGATGACGGCGAAGCGGTGCATAGCGTTTCGGCCCTCCTAGGCCATCGTCAGGGGATCAGGATTAGACCCCGACGCTTGCTTCCGCTGGAAACCAGACCGTGGGCCTAACCCACGTTGCGCCTCAGGAGAGAGGGGAGCCCCGGCCTTGCGGCTTGTCTCCCTTTGTCCCGAGGATCAGGCCCGTAACCGGGCACGCCTACCAGACGGTTTGAACTTGCGTTCTGCCGGGGCCGGACAACCGGCCTAGGGGCTGAGCCGGAGCGGCGCTTGTCCGCTGCGACAGCCCAGTAACTAGGCTAGCCCAGCGATCATGTCAACACCCCTCAACCTGCGGCGGGTAATCACGTGTCTGTGATCGCCTACTGGGCGAACCCATTAACTGGGCAAGCCCCATAGATGGCTCAAGAGGCCTCTTTGAGTGGTTCAGGTAGGGTAGTAGCCGGGCACCCTCCAAAGGCCCTGTAGCGCCCGGAAATCGGCCTTTAAACCGGTATCCGCTGCAAACCCTAGGGTTCAGCCGACCAAACCCCGCCGTTGCCCCTGCCGATAACCCTCCGGCTATCAACCCGGCCCCCTCCGATAGCCCCGAGGCTATCAGCCTGATTGCCCCGCAGGGTGTCCCGCAGGATGCACCGGCAGGTGAACCCGCAGGGGTTGGGTTCCTATGCATGTCCCCATGACGTGTCTAGGAAGCGGCCCTTTCCTATGCATGTCAGGGCCAGGACGAAAAAAGCAGGGGACAATGAGCGCATGGGCCGAACCATCAATGAGCCCGGACACGCCTTGCGGGACCACTAGTGGTGCAGGATGGCACGCCTAGAGGGAATGCACCTTAGGAAAATCAATTAGTTGGCGATCAGTATGGAGTGGCCTTAGGCGTAGACTGTGCCAAGGCCCATCGCTTTCGGCCTGCCCCCGGCCTGTTGAGGCCCGGACCCCCACGGGGGGAACTGCGCGGGCCGCTGAACGCGCATCAGGCTGCGCTATTTCGACCCCAAAACCATCAGCCCCTTACCGAGCGGGAAGGTTTGTCAGAAGGAGTCCACATATTTCTGACAATCTGACCGAGCGGGATGACGACCCCTGCCGGTTACACCTGAGGGTTCTCCTTCGGGTTCCCCTGAGGGTTCCCCTATGGGCCTCGGCCTCCCGGCCTTCGGCAAGACAGGGTTGTAGGAGAAGGTCTCTTACTACTCTAGGCTGACACCTTAAGGTATATACCAGGGAACCTCCTCCGGTTCACCAGCCAGGGAAACCAGCCAGTGAACCAGTAGGTGGGTAGGTAGGGTAGTAGGTAGGTCTACACACCCTGAGGTGAACCTTGAGGATCACCTTAAGATGTACCCCTAGGCATCACCCCAGGATTTCCGGCGGGTGACCCTTCCAGTGGGCCTGCCTACAGCCCGACCTCGGCCCTTCTGGGCCAGCCGGTCACCGAAGATGGTGCCCTTGAAGAACTCCCGCTCGAAGGCCTCATCCTGCTTCCGCTGCCATGACTCCTCCGCCTTGTTGGCGTCGGCGTTCATGTACGGAGCCCAGTACTCCAGAGCTTGGGCCAGCACGTCGATGAGGTCGTCGTGCTTTAGAGCACCCTTCTGCTCTGTCAGGTGGGTGAGCTGGTAGAGGCCCCGGTGGATGTTCGACGGGTTTGCCAGGTCGGCCCTGGCGGCTGTCGTGTCGAGGACCAACCGGTGTTGCTGGAGGGCAGGGCGGACCAGCGCCATCATGCGCTGCTCTTTCATCCCCGTGACCTTGTAGCCTTCGACCGTGACCGGGTAGACCCGAGCCACGACAGGCTCCAGCAGGGCGGTGAACATGCCGTCCCCGAAGTTGTCTTCCACGCCGATGTGGTTGACCTCCTCGTCCCTGGCGATCTCCGCCAAGGCCCTGAGGGTCTCCGGGCTGAACCCTTCCTGGAAGCCGCCCCAGCGCCGGATGTAGACCCAGCCGTTGAGGAACTTCGTGACCACGTAAGCGGTCCGGTCCTTGCCCCGACCCGAGGGGTCGATGTGCAGAGCGGAGCCGGTGAAGGGGACGAACTCGTTGGAGGCGAACAGCGGCCGATACATGCGGTCGCCGTCGAACCCGACGTTCGCCAGGTCCTTGTGGACCTTCTCGGGGTCCTGACCCCAGACGAGCCGGATGGGAGCCAGCCGCTTGTCGACGTCCGTGACGATGAGGTCGCGGGTCTTTAGCGGATAGCGTTCGGCGTCGGTGAGGGTGGTGTCGAGCTGGTACTGGAGGAGGAAGCCGGCGCTGCCGCGCTTCAGCTCCTTGCCCTGGAGCACGAGCTCGTTGAACCGGATCGGGTTGGTAGGTGCTCCGCCCACCGTGGACCCCACCGGTTTCATCAGGTCGGGGTTCTCCTCGATCTCCTTCAGGAGGATCGGGGCGAGGGTCCCGTCGTAGTGGTGGAGCTTGTCTCGGAGGGGATAGCGGCCGGGCCAGACCCGGATGTCGTAATCCTGCTCCCGGAGCCCCTTGTAGATGCTCTCGAAGCTCTGCGGGGTCCCGAGATAGATGATCTCGGAGTCCGGCTTGGCGATGTCGCCGTACTCACCGATGAGGTGCCGCAGCTTGTCCCGCTGGGTTTCCGTCTGGGAGTTCTTGGGGACCTCGACGTCGTCCGAAATGAGGATGTCGGAGCGCGAGCCGGTGAGCTGGCCGGTGATCCCCACGGTCTTTACGGAGGGGGACTTGTCGGGGACCGCGGGACCAACGTCGAACGCCATGGTGGACGTCCGCTGGTTCCCCTTGGAACGGAGCTCCTTCCAGAACTCCTCGCCGGCCGGGTGATCGATGATCTGCTTGATGAGGGTCGCGTTCTCGACCGCGAGGTCCTCGTTCGCAGAGACGATCAGGATTTTGAGCTGGGGGTTCTTCCACAGACGCCACACCACGTAGGCGCACGTCAGGAAGCTCTTGCCGACTCCTCGATACGCCTGGATGAAGCGACTGGGCGGTCCCTCGGCCAGGTAGCGACCGATGTCGAGCTGGAGCCGGTCAGGCGGCGGCAGCTCTAGGACGAACTTCCAGACGTACCAGAGGAAGCGAAGGAAGTCGGCCTTCAGGATGTCCGCGGAGGACATCTCGGCTGCCGGGCGGGTCGAACTGGTCGAACCCAGCAGCTCAGACCGAGAAGTCAGATTGGATACCGGTTTGCTGACTCAGGGAAGCCCGTACAGGGCACTTGCGGGGTGCCCCGGTAGGGTAGTAGCCGGAGACCCTTAGCGGGGCTGTACGGGCTTCTGAGAGGCTTAGTTGTAGCGGACGGTGCCGACGATATCGCCGGACGAACCGGCGGTGGCACCCGCGGCGTCCGTGGTCACAGCCCACGAGAGGCCCGAGGAGCCAGCCACGGAGATCGACTGGCCGGGGTCCACGGTCTTACCCGTGGCAATCGGCACGGTATAGACCGGGGTGTCCGTGCCGGGCACACCCGCGGTGGCCTTGTCGTAGACCTGGAAGTAGCGGGTGGCAGCGTTCGTGTTCAGGAGCACGAAGTTCGTCATCTTGCCGGCCGAGGCCTTGATGACACCCGCCGCGCCGGTCGAGATGCGCGAAAGCGCTTGGTCCGCCACTTCGTTCAGCGAGATGGTGACCGTCGCGTCAGCGCCGAGCGCCGACACCACGACGCCATCGCCGACATCCGTGAAGCTCACGTTGCCAACGCCCGAGACGTTCACCGACTGGACGGAGGCCTTCTGGGTGGGGATGCGGAAGGTCGTGTCGCCGGACTTGGCGGCATAGGTTACTTTGGTGGTCATGGAGGTCTTTCAGTGGGCTGAGACGCCGCGTTGGGCCTCAGCATCGAGGTCGAGATCGCGGAGGAGACCGGCCATGCGGTCCTTCCGTTCGGATTGGGCGGGGCTGTCGACCCCGTTCTGGCCGAGGAACTTCATCACCTTGTCCAGGAGCTGGGGGTTGATGGGCTGGCCGGGATGGGTCTTGCCCTCATCGTCGGTCCAGTCCTTCGACCGCTCGATGGCGGCCTGGAGTTCATCCGCCAGGGCACCCGCCAGTAGCCCGTGGAGGGCGTCTAGCTGGGCTTCGGTAGCTCGGCTCACGGTCGGACGTACTCAGCCAGGCGGGACGTGAACACGCCCCACCGGAGGGCGAGGGCCATAGCCCCCGCCAACAGGTGCCGGCGCATCAGTGATGCAGGCCCGGAAACAGGAAAGCGCCCACGGCGGAGACGGCCGACCCAATCGCCGCAGCGAAGCCGAGCCCGTAGGCCCGACCCCGCTCCAGCTTGGAGATGCGCTCGTCGTGGTCGTCCATGCGGGCCTCGGCCTTCGCCTGCGCCGCGATGAAGGTGTCTACCTTCGCCTCGATGCGGCCCAGCATGTACTCTGTGGAGTTCTGGGGATTGTCTTCCATTGCACTCTTACTGGGGTAATGCAGCGATTACAGCCCAGAGCTCACATTCTTCTGGTGGATGTAGATGGAGTTGTCGGACTTCATCTTCCTGAGCTGGTAGGACAGACAGGAAGTGCCGATGAAGTCTCCACCCTCGGCGACCGGGAGCTGGTGGAACTCATCACAGGTGATGCCCTTCGAGTTGTTCAGCACGACGCCAATCCGGCTCAGGCCGGACCCGAAGGTGTCCACGGCGAGATTGGTGAAGTGAGTGTTGTACACACTCGGGGTCCCGCTGTTCGCCTCGTTGATCATGACGCCGATGGCGTTTGCCCCGGTCATGTTCATCCGGGTCTGGCCGCTGAACTCGTTGGAGTCCGACCAGTCCTCCAGCTTGATCCCGCGGAACAACACGTTGGTCCCCTGGAGGTCCTCGAAGTTGTTCAGCGTGACCACCTGCGGGTTCCCGTTCACGCCGACAGAGGTGCCGGAGGTCAGCAGGAAGTAGCCACAGGTCCCGCGGTGGTGGGCGCGGTACTTGTTCAGCCCGTGGTTGGCGTCCGAGAAGGGGCCGACACCGGAGCTGTCCGCACGGATGCGGATGAAGGTTCCGGTCGAGACCTGAGTCCCAAGGCCAATCAGGTTGAACGTGTTGAAGTAGGCGGAGTGGAAGTCGAAGACGATCCCGGAGAAGGAGCTGCCCTCGTTCACGAACAGGTCGAGATGACACCCGTACAGGACCGTCGTGTTGTCGGTCTTGAAGATGGTGCCAGCGCTGGAACCTTGCCACGAGAAGTACGCGCCGCTCGTCATGCGGATCGACACGTTGGACTTCAGGGTGATCGTGCCGTTGATCTGGTAGGGACCCGGCGCGTTGAACCAGATGGTGCCCCCGCCGGCTGTCGACAGGGTGTTGATGAGGTTTTGAAGGTTCGTCGTGTTGGTGCCGGCGGTGTTCCCGGTGGCGACCCCGTTCTCCCAGGCGGGAGTGTACGAGTACGCCAGGCTGCCGCTGCCGGCGGCAATCGTGGTGACCCCGCCGGAGGTCGTGAGGGTGACCCCAGCGCCCGCGGCAAGTGCCCCGGCCACGGCCGTGCCGAAGCCTGAGGAGACGTCCGATACCGTCAGGCTGACCGCACCCGTGCGGCCGTTGACGGAGCTGACGCCGCCGCCCCCACCACCACCCGTGTTGGTGATCGTGGTGACACCGCCCGTGGTCGACAGGCTGATGCCAGCGCCGGCCGTAAGCACGCCGCTGACGGCCGAGCCGAAGCCCGAGGAGACATCAGAGGCAGACAGGGAGACCGCGCCAGTGCGCCCGTTGACAGACGACACACCGGAGCTTCCACCCGAGACTACGCCGTCGTTACGCAGCTCCAGCGCCCAAGCCTGCCCGCTGACCGACGAACCGTCACTCCAGGTGATGGAACTGTTGTCTACGTACAGCGAGCCGCCGATTGCGTCAGAGATCGCGACGCTTGTATTGCTCGCGCTTGAGTAGGCGTTCGACCGCGTTGTGAATGGTGCGCCGGGGGGCGTCGAAAGCACCGAACCGAACTTATAGTAGAGGCCGACAGTGCCGATGTTGTGGCTGTCCTTGGGAAAGCCGGTCAGGGTGTGGGTTGTGCCGCTGCCGGCAACCTGTTCTTGGCCCACGCTGACCTTGGTCGGCCCACGCCACACTACCGCTTGCTGTACCCCGCCACCGGTCGCGTAACTGACGGTGACAGTCCCGGCCAGGACGTCTGCACTGTCCAAGACCTTATAGGCGAGGACGACGTACTGCCCGCCTGCGCCATCAGTGTTGGCATGGATGACTGTCCAGCTCGCGGGGGGTGTCGGGACCGTGCCCAGCGAACTACACATGGCTAAAAGAACGGCGAGGTCACCCGCCGCGGAACCGGCCGGCAAACTCGACGCGATTGACGCCGTGTTGTTGCCGACAAGAGTGCCAGCGCCGACGAACGTTGAACTGCTCGCACCGCCGCCGCCCCCACCACCAGTCACCGTGCTGGTGATCGTCGTGACGCCCGCCGAGGTGGAGATCGAAATCCCAGTGCCGGCGGCGAGCGCCGAGCCCACCGCAGCTCCGAAGTTCGTGATGTCCGACGAGCTGAGGGTGATCGCCCCGGTGCGCCCAGCGACTGAAGTCACGGGACTGCTGCCGGTGTAGGAGATCGTGGTGACACCGCCCGAGGTGGTCAGGCCAATGCCCGAGCCGGCTGCAATCGAGCCGGCAACGGCTGCACCGAAGCCAGACGTGACGTCGGAGGCGGTGAGGCTCACAGCCCCGGAGCGGCCGTTGACCGTGGTCACGCCCGCCGTGCCACCGCCGGTTCCACCTCCGGTGTTCGTGATGGTGGTGATGCCGCCGGTCGTGGAGAGGCTGATGCCGAGGCCGGCGGAGAGCGAAGCTCCCACCTGAGTGCCGAAGCCCGAGAGCACGTCGGAGGCCGTCAGGCTCACGGAGCCCGACCGGCCGTTCACCGAAGTCACACCGCCAGCGCCCCCGATGATGGTGCCGCCGGGGTCCGCGATGTCGAGGACGTCGTCGCTGATCTCCTGGTCCCGGTAGAGGGACTGGGTCACGGCGAGCTGTAGGTCTGGACCGGTTAGGACCGATCCGTTCTGGAAGTCAGCGAGGGGAGCGTTGACCGGAGTGATCCGGCGGACGCTCACCTTCTTGCCGGCGCTGGCCGGCGTATTGAGGGCGATGCGGGACGAGTTGACCCAAGTGTAGGAGACTTCAGCGCCGTCTACGAGGACGTGGATATGAGCCTTGTCCAGGTAGGGGAACGTATAGTCGAACTGGGTTTGCCCCGCAGTCGCCGTATAGACGACGCGAGAGGTGTAGGACATTATCCTGGAATGGCGGCTGAGCCGCTCTGGTTATTGTTGCTGGAAGATCGTCTGAAGCGAGTTCAGGTCTTCACCAGACAGGCCAAGAACCCGCGCACGGTGACGCAGTCGTCCATTGACCAGGCCCTTCTCGGGGACTTCCTTCTGTAGTGCGGCGGTGGCCGTACGCTTGACCATCTCACCCATGTAGAACTCGGAGTTCGGGTTCTTGATGGAGAGGTTGGCCTCGGCCCGGAACCTGGAGACCAAGTCCTTGAGTTCGTGAGCTCGGCGCTCATCCGTCCACTGGAGATACCGGTCGGAGGCGATGAGGTTGGTCGCCGCCTCCTCCATGTTCATTCCCGTGCGGCGCTCCCGGTAGAGCTGCCCCTGGATTTCCAGGATGCGGTTGTACTCCTTGGGCGTCGTGGGTTGCCCGTTGAAGTTCCGGCCGGGGTCCTTGAGGGTGAAGTCGGGGATCACCTTGGCAAGGCGCGACTCCTCCAGGTCCAGCGGGTCATCCGTCAGGCGCGAGAGGGGGAATGCGGCCAGGAGACCGGCGGACCCCGCCGGGCGCACGATGGGTCGCCCAAAGGTGTCCCGGCGGGCCGGCAGGGTTTCAGACCAGCCGGGCGTCATGGCCTTGAAGTTGTCGAGGAGCGTGCGGGCGTCACGGACCGTGGGATCGATGTCCTGCGCCAGGTTGCGCTGGAACGAGGACAGGGGGTCGAGGTTCAGGACGCTCTTGGAGACGCCTTGCGCCACGGCATTCCCGCCGACCTTGTCGGAGCCTTCGGAGCCCTTGGCGTAGTAGGTGTCGAAGAAGTCCTTGATCCCAGAGAGGGCCGCCTTGTTCAGGACGTTGTTCCTGATGGCGGCCAGCACCCCGCCGACCAGGGCGGCACCCTGAGAGTCCGTCGCAGGGCGATCCCGAAGGGTCTGAGCGAGGTCCGCCACTAGACCCAGGTGGGTTGCCACGATGGGGTCGAGGGAGCTGAGCTGAGCCCAGGTCTTCCCGTCCGGGAGCTGGACGCTGTACTCCTTGATGCCGTCGAGCTTGGTGGGATCACCAGCCTCGCCGCGCCTGCCGACCAACTTGCCGTTGGCCCACAGCATGAACCCGAAGGACATGAAGCCGGCCCCCAGGAGGAGGCGAGCTGCCGCGAGGTCCGCCTCAGCGCCTCCACGGCCGAGGGCCGCTTCGTCGTTCTGGGTGGTCTCGATGAGACGGGTGAACGCCTGCCGGTTCTTGCCGAGCAAGCCCAGCGTCGCCGGGTTGCGGTCAATGAGACCCGCCTTCAGCAGCGCCATGGGCGTCTTGAAGAAGGGGACGTAGAACCACTTGATCAGCGGCATCATCCGCAAGGTGCGGTCGATCTGCTGCACGATGGGGCCGGAGTCCTGGAAGGCTAGGTGCTTCGCGTAGTCCTCGGCGAGCTTCTCGATGTCGACCGCACGCACGAGCTGGGAGAGCTGGTCCGCCTCGGAGCCGGTTGGGAATACGTCGTTCGGGTCCATGCCCCGGTCTAGGAACCAGCGCTGGGCCTGCTTGAATGCCTCCGCAGTCGGCTGCTGCTTCACCGCATCGAGCGTGGCCGCGAACTGCTTCGGGTCACCGCTCACACGAGCGCGGTAGTCGGCTTCGCGATAGGCGAGGCCGGCGACTTGCGCCCGCCGGTTGACGACCTTGTAGAACTCGTCGGCTGCCACGGAGGGGCGGAAGGCGAGGCTACGGACGATCTCGAAGTAGCCGGTCCCGAGGACGTCTAGGGTGGTGCGGAGGTTGAAGCCCTCCTTGACCCAGTTGTCGACGCGCTCCTTGGTGAGCTGGAATGGGATTGGGCGCTCAAGCACCTCTCCGCCCCACGAGCCACCCTCGGCCGGTGCCCCCCGCTTGAATGCGGTAAGGGCCACGACAGAGGCTTCGTGGAGTGCCTCGATGGAAGCCGAGACGTAGGCGTTCGCCTCGCCCATGGTCATCCGCTCCGGGGAGCCGATGCCTAGGCCAGTGCGCGCAGCCCCGATGCCCGCCCCGAGGTAGCGCTCCGCCGTCTCGAAGACGGCTAGGATGGGCGTACCCACGAGGTTCCTGATCCAGGTCTTCGGGGCGGACAGAAGCCCGCCTGTGACGCTGTACCCGATGTAGTCCGCCAGCCCGAGCTGGCGCATCTTCGAGACCTCGCCGACCACACCGGCCGCACCGTTCTTCCGGTACGCCTGGTCAAGGTTGTCCATGGTCCGCTTCAGGGTATCCACGTCCACCGGCTTGCCGCCGTTGACCGCGTCCCCGAAGGTGTCGAGGGTTGACTGGAGATCGTTGAGGACGTTCTTCGGCCGCTTCAGACGCTTCATGTAGTTCAGCGCCCTGGCGACCTCGGAGACCGAGCCCTCAGCCATGGACTCCAGCAGGATCGTCCGCTGGAGCGAGGCCGCGAAGTCGGAGACTCCGCTGAGGTCACCCTTCTCGATAGCTGCGCGGGTTTCCCGGAGCTGCGAGTGGAAGGCGTCGGCCGACTCCAGAGCGGTCTGGGTCAGTGCGCCCACACGGGCCGCGATCCCACCTTCTCCGGTGACATCGGCATGGGTCTTGATGAGGTCCGACAGGTTCGCGCCGAACACCCGCGAGGCCCGGTCGATGTTCTCCCAGGTCTTGGTGGCATCGCCGGCCTTGTCGTAGACGTCCTTGAAGATGCCGGCCCGAATGTTCGCCCACTGGAGGAGGTCCTCCGGCTTGGAGTCGAGCTTCTCCCAGTCGACGTACTTCGGGTTGATAAAGCCGACCCGGTCCTCTCCGCCCAACTGACCAGCCACTTCCGGCCGATCCAGGGCAGAGACGAACTCCTGGACATGCTCAGGCTTGATGTACTGCTTCAGGAAGTCGAGGTGCTCGGCAGCCGCCTGAGCTCGCTCGGGGGACCGCATCTTGCCCCAGTCGATGGTCTTCCAGGGGTCACCCGCGGTGTCACCCGCAGATGCCCCGCCGGCACCCGTCTGGGAGCCCTCAGATTGCCCCGTGGAGGGCTTTGCGGGGGTCTCCGGTAGAGATGTACCCGCGGATTGTTTTGGGTCTCCCTGAGTCTTCCCTGAGGCTTGCGGCTCCTCGGGCGGCACGATGGCCGGCGAGGGCTCCGGCGGGGGTTCCTGCCGGGGCTTCACGATGGGGAGCTGGGCGTCCTGGTGGGTGAGCGGCGGGTCGAAACCGGTGGGGGTCTCGTTGAACCGCTTCTCCAGGTGGGAGACCAGAGCTCCGGCCTCCTCGGCGTTCTTCGCCAGCCCCGCCCGCATCGCCTTCGGGCCGAGACCCATCAGGGACGTGTTCAGGGCGTTCTGGACGGTGTCCGCCCCTTGAGCCGCGGTCTGCCCCTGCGGGGCTCCAACCGCAGCGACAACCCCGCGGGCTGCCGGGCGGGTGACCAGATTGGTAACCGCGGAGGGGATGGCGGTGGCCGCCTCGAAGCCGAGCTTCGCGAGGTCGACTGGCTCCATGATCTTATCAAGAGCCGGCGTGTTCGGGTTGGACGCCTTCCGATAGTAGGCGGCAGCATCATTCTTGAGCTGCTTGAACGGCTGGGCTGCGCTGCTAATCGCATCCCTGGCGACGTCCATGAACTGGGAGGCCGGGGAGGGAGCCGGGGCCTGAGCCTTCTGCTTCTCGGCGAGGCGTTCGTCCAGGAGCGCGTTCTCACGCTCCATCGCGTCGAGCTGCGCCTGGAGCTTCGGGTCTACGGCCATCTAGGTCCTTATCGTTGTTGGAGCTGCCGCATCTTCTCGGCCCGCTGGCGTGCGAGCTCGTTGATCCGGGCGACTGCCGCAGCGTTGTCCGCCGGAGGCGGGGTTACTGCGGGGCGCTGGCCGGGTTTGATGGGAGCCGGGGGCTTCTGGATCGGAGCCTTCACGGCCGCGTCTATCTTCGGCTGCCATTCAGTGATCGTTTCCTCGGCCGCCTTCATGGGGTCTGTCCCGCTGTCCACCTTCTGCTCCCACGCCTGCTGCGCGGAGCGGTAGGCGAACGAGACGCCCTTGTTGCCGGCGAGGTCGAGGCGATCCGGGCGGAGCACGTCGTTCACGTAGCCGCGGGCTGCTTGAGCATCGGGTTGGTTCGACGCCTTCGGAGCTCGGCGCGTGGACGCCTGCTTCATGACCGCGGTGTAGGCTTGGGAGGCGGCCTTGCCGGTCCCGAACTCACCCGAGTTGTAGGCATCGGTGGCTCGGCGGCGAATGTCTTCGACATCGACCCCGGACTGGGTCAGCTCAAGCTGGAAGCCGTTGGCGACCGCGTAATTCGCTTCGCCCTTCTCCGTGCGATCCAGCTCCGTGCGGAACCGGCTCCTCCAGGCCAAGCCTTCCTCCGGCGTGAAGACGCCGTTCTTGACTGCTTGGTCGATGGTGGGAGAGGCATCCTCGCCCTTGGAGAGGGCGGTGTAGAGCTGAGGCTCCAGGATGTCCTGAGCGTCCTTCCGGGCCTTGGTCTTCAGCCGCTCGGCATAGCCGATGGCCGTGACCGAAGCGTCCTGGATTTTCGCCCGCTCCTCCGGGTTCAGGCTCGGGGTCTTCCCGTCCTTCTGGGTGGCGTTGGCGAATGCGAGGAGCTCCTCGGGATGAGGATCAGCGGGGTTCGTGCCCCATCGGGTGATGGAGTCGATGAGCCCTTGCTTGGCCTTCTTCGGATCGATCCCAGCCGTTTGCAGCGTCGCCATGGATGCTTCGAACTGGGCCGAGATGTCCTGCTGGAGCGTACTGCGCTTGGCGAGCTGGGGCACCGGGAGGTTCACCCCCGGAGCCGGCTGACCGATGATCTGCTCGGGGTCCGCCAGGTGCCCCTGCGGGTCCCGGTAGACGAAGTGGACGTGGGGACCGGTGGTGTGCCCGGTGGTTCCGACCGTCCCGAGCTGGGTGCCGGCATCGACCGACTGGCCTTGGTTGGCCGAGACGGAGCCGAGGTGGGCGTAGCTGGTGACTGAGCCGTCCTGGTGCTGCACCTTCACGAAGTTGCCGGACTGGGAGTCATGGCCAGTGGCAATGACGGTGCCCGCGGCGGCTGCACCGACAGGGGTCCCGATGGGGGCCGCATAGTCGACACCGTCGTGGGACTTGCCGTTGTCACGGGCATCGCCGTACCGGGAGGTGACCTTCCCGGCGACCGGCGGGGCGTACTTCGGAGCCGCAGTCTCGGAGCTCTGGGCCTTCTGGCCGGCAGGCTCTAGCGGGGACGTGGTGATCCCTTCGCCAGTGGTCAGCCGGTTGGTGAGGTTGAAGCCCTCGTTGGAGACCAGCTCGTTATCCGCGTGGACCTTGAAGGTCGCTTGGGTCTTCGCCTCCAGCTCCGCCGTGAACTTCATCAGGCCGACCCCCAGCTCGTGCTGGGCGGTGGGCGAGGGGAAATCGTGGGGAGCCGAGGCGACGATGTCGTGGACCCGCTTGGTCACGTACTCGTGGACATCCGAGGGCGTGCCGCCCTTGTCGATGATGTCCTGGACGTTCTGCTCGATGTCCGCTGACTGCTGCGTCAGCGTGGCCTCAGCCTTGGCCCCATAGTAGGCCGACTGGTAGGCCAGCGAGTGTGCGAGCTGAGGATCGGCGGGTGAACCGGCGGCTGCATCCGTGGAGCCCTTAGCGCGTTCGCCAGGGGCACGGATGGCGTCCATGTTGGTGTTGATGCCGAGGATCGCCTCGGCCCCATCGTTGACCAGGCCGAGTGCCCGGCGGGTTTCTTCGACAGGTGAACCCCGGAAGGCGTCCCGCTGGTTCGCGACGATCTGGATCGACGGAGCTTCATCGAAGCGCTTCGTCGGGAGGATCGCATCCCGGTTATTGGTGATCCGATCCTGCGCCTGAGCCTTCGGCTGTACGTTGGCGAGGTTAGGCATCAGCCGCCCCTAGCTGCTGCGGAACGCGAGGCCATGATGCCAGAGCCGGTGTAGTAGCCCTTCACGGCCGCTCCTGCGATTTGGAGCCCAGCCCCTAAGGCGGTCGGCTCCTGAACTTGTGAGAACTGCGAGGTGGCCTCAGCGCCGGCCCCTGCCACACGGTTGTCGGCGTTGGCGCGGATGCGCTCATCGTAGAGCGCTGTCTGCATGGTGCTGTCCCGCAGCAGACCGGCTACAGAGCCGGAGAGCTGAAGGCCCGCTTCGCCTGCGGCGACCTTGATGCGGCCCTGTTCCTTGCGAGCGGCCCGGAGACGGTCATTGATGTCCGACGTCTCGTTCTGCCTGATCTGCTCGGTCTGGACGGCATACGCGTTCTGGATCGCAGCGTTCTGGGCCTTGGCCGTCTGTATCTGCTGAACCACGCCCACCGCGGTAGTCGTGACCGCAACGGCGGCCATTAGGATCGCTGGATTACACATGGGGCTCATACCGGGCGAAGGTGAAGAACAAGCGACCCTCCCGCCCGTGGTTGGGATGGGCCTCTGTGAGGCGGAAACCGAGCCACTCCAGCCACGCGGCCGACTGCCCGTTGCGGGCGTCGATGTAGTTCCAGAGGAGCGGGAAGCGGTCGTGCATGGCGCGGAGGTAATCCCACCCACGCTTCAGGAAGGAGCGGGCGATGCGGATCAGACCCGGCGTGCCGAGCATCCAAACATTGCCCGCCCCCACCAGCGGAGTCGGCGCGACGCCAAAGGCGCACACCGGCCGCGTGTCGTGTAGGACGATCCACGCCAGCTCGGAGGCCACCACGGAGCCCACTAGGGACTCCAGAGGCCCGAGCTCGGACGTGGCCCGGAGCTCAACCAGGTCCGCCGGCCGCAGGTTTGCGGCCATGTCGATGAGCCAATCCCGAAGCTGCTCAGTGGTAGCCTCGGAGACGGGGATGACTTCGATCACCGACTTTCAATCCAATCGGCTATGCGGCGGAGCTCCTCAGCAGTCCCATCGTTCTTTAGGCGATTGGCTCTCTGTGAGATCACCGCCACATTTCCTGGAACATAGCCCAGCTCAGGCCGCAGGCGGTCGAGGCTGGGACTATGATCCGCAGGCTTGCCAGTGCGGCTTTTCGCGAGAGGAATGCCTAGGATTGGACAATGGGTCGGGATTTGGACGTCTGCCTTCGTTATGTTGAAGGGGACGCCCTTTGCTCGTGCGCGTTGGCGAGCATTGTTGAACAAGACAGTCTCTGGATGACTAGCCGTCCAGAGACGGTCTTGAAGCCTAGCCTTCTCAGGGTCCCTTGCGCGCTCCGCCGCCTTACGGCGTCGGTCCTGCTCAAGTGTTCTCAGCCCCTAGACCTATTCCAAAAAAAGGCTTCCCATTCGGCTGATTGGAAAGAGCACCCGAAGATGCTGTCATTGATGATGTCGACCACGCTAGTATCGGCGTTGGAGTAGACCTGGATCGGGTGTCGTCCCTTCTGGAACTCCGCCGAGGCACCCGGCGTGAAATCGCCGAGCTCCCAGCCGGTGTAGTAGCCGGTGACCGGCTCACCCTTGTTCAGGCCATAGGGCCAGACCTCCCAACGGTAGTTGGTGGTGTCCTTGAACGAGAGCGTCAGGGTTCGGAGCTGGAGCCGGCCACTGGTGACCGAGGTCCCGTCACCCCGCTTGAGATACGGCCGGGAGAACCGGTAGCGGAACTCGTAGGGGTAACCGACGAAGCACTTGTGGCTGTAATCGCCCGGCACCTTGACGGTGTGCGCGTCGATCCAGGCCCACACGCTGCGGTTCGGCACCTCCTTCAACGTCTGGTCCCCGAAGGCGTCCGAGCGGACGATCTTGAAGTCGTTCCGATGGTCGACGTCGTAGGGGATCGCGAAGGTGGTCGTGCCAGAGACCGAGTCGTAGACCCCGGTGACTTCCGCGCGGTCGTCTAGGTAGAGCTGAGTGGGTGAGCCGGTGGGTGCCACGTTGGCTTCGAGCTGGAGCCTTTCGAGGTACATGCCGGTGGACCGCTGGAGGACCAGATAGAGGTAGCCGTCCACGTAGGTCCCGGACTTCACCGTCACGTCGGACGGGAACTCCCACTGGTGCCAGGAGGACTGCGCCTTCGTGTCCGAGTTCAGCCAGTAGAATTGGTAGACGTAGACCGAATGGGGTGCCCCGGAGGTCAACACAAAGAGCGCGTTCTGGTCTGCCGCGGGGATGATCTGGAAGACACCCGCGGGGACATAGCGGGGGACGTGGGCGGTGATGTTGGCCGCCGCCGTGGCGTCCGAGCTGGTGGCGTGGGTGTACTCGTAGACGAGCGAGTGGCCCGCCTGCCCCGAGGGGAAGTAGACCTCCGAGTTCATCGTCACGGGCTGGCAGTTGCCAACTTCGTAGTTGGTGACCGGGCGGATCGCGACCGAGGAGGGCGAGACGCCGTTCTCCCCGTTGGTCAGGGAGAACTGGGTCTGGTCGGCGAACAGCATGATCCCATCGTTGAAGGGGACCGCGTCCCGTAGGATGGAGACCTTGTTGGAGCTCGCTGCGAACTCCAGGACGTCGGAGTCGATGTAGTCGAGGACCGTGGTTCGCCAGAAGTCGCCGTACTCCCCAGCGCACGAGAGGATGATCTTCTCGTCGTAGAGGAAGGCCAGGCGGTTCTGATAGAAGAACACGCCCGAGATGTTCCGGCCGATGAAGCCAGGGCGGGGGTTCGTGTCGTCGTCGCCGACCCTCCGGTTGTCCCAGGTGAACGGCGTGAACAGGAAGCTCCCGTCCGCTTGCCGGATCAGAGCATGGGGCATCGTCGTCGCATCGATGACGTTCTCCAGCGACGGCGCGACCGTCTCATCCCACACACCGTCAGAGCTGTATCGGACGTAGTAGGAGATGAAGTTCGTGTCGGCCCCGCCGACGACCTTGTAGAGGTCGCCAACCAGGGGGCTTGCTGGGAGCTTGTCGAACCGCTGGACGACCCCCGTCAGGGTGGTCATGGCAGGTAGGTGAGCCCATCCCAATAGCCGCCGGCACCGCCGGCAGGGGGAATGTAGTAGTCTGGAGGGGGAATGGTTTCCGGCGGCGGGTCGGTGGCCGGATCGTAGGCCTTCATCGCTGGAGAGGCCTTCTTGTTCACGACGAACGTGTAGTCGGCGACGGTGGTGAACCGGATGTCGGTTTCAGGGTTCGTCGCCGAGGCCAGGTAGCCCCAGCCGGCAGGCGCGTGAACGGTCTGTTCGACCCCGTTGAGATCGAAGACCCGCAGTTGGCCGCCCGAGGCGACCACGATGTAGCGTTCCGCGGTGTCGCGGTTGATGTGGTAGGCGAGGGCCGGCACAGCCGAGCCCGAGAGGAGTTTCTTGACGAAGGTAGTCGGCGAGCGCTTCAGCAGTCCATCGGCCAGCGAAGACCAGCCGTTGACCTGGAGCTCACCCTGGTCCGACGCGCGGACCACAGGGGACTGCTGAGAGACCCCATTGTGGAGCGCCGGGACGGGGAGGTTGACTAGGCTCAACCGCGCACCTCAGTGCCGGTCACCCACCGGCCACCCCGCCGGTTCACCTGACGGGCGATCCGCGGGTTATCCCGGAAGATGTTCGTGTCGGCGGCCGAGCGGTCATCCCGGAGGAGGAGAGACCAGGCGCGTTCTTCGTCCTCCTGGTTGTAGCCGTCGAGCTCAGTCGAGCCGATGATCCGCTTCTGGAACCGGCGGGCTGCCGCGAGGGTGACGTAATTCTTGGCGCTGTCCGGGAGATCGTCAAAGACGTAGCCCCAGACCAGCCGGAACTTGACCGGCTCGGCCATGCTCCAGGTGTGATTGGCGAGGTCCCAGAAGGCCCGGTAGCCGTCCGGGTGGCGGCGCGCCACGAGGCGCTGAAGGGGGTCCATGGGGTCCTGCCGGATGGAACCCTCGGGAACTCGGATAATGCCGGATGAGTCCGGCGTCAGGACGTAATCGACGTCCGTGTTGAACGTGAAGCCGTAGAGCTGGACCCCACGGTTCATCGTCGTGAGATGAGCCTTGGCAATGGCCGGGTCGCCGTTCAGCGCCACCAGCGTGCCAACGGGGGCTTGCCCGATACTGCCGAGCATCTCGTTGACCGCGTCGAGCTCGGTCTGGATAGGGAGAATGGGAGACAAGGGCAGCCTCGAAATGAAAAAATAGAGCCCCCACCGGGTTAACCGGCAGGGGCTCCGAGGGTGGTCGCTTAGGCGATCTTCAGCTCCACCGCGGCCTTCGACCGCAGCGGGTCCGTGCCGACCATCAGGCGCGAGATTAGCAGGGTGCCCTGCTTCTGCGGCTGGTCGACCACTTGCGAGCTGAGGCCTTGGACCTCGGCCGTCGCGGCGGCCATCGGGTTCCAGACCAGACCAATCGTGTTGGTGAAGTTGGCCCGGTACTTCGACGGCAGCGCCGAGTTCGCGGAGTCGTCCACGCCAAACGGCGTGATGTTCGACTTCAGGACGGTCGTGTCGTCGTAGCTCTTGAAGCTCTTTTGGATCGACCGGATCGTCTGGTCCTGACCGTTGTAGTCACGGCTCAGGTTACGGTCCGAGCGAGCCATCAGGCTGAACTGGAGTGGCTTGAACAGCGCGTAGAGCGGCTGGTCATCGACCGGCACGTCCTTCTGATCCATCGTGAGACGGGCGTCGGAGATGCCATCGAACAGAGCCGTCGAGCTGGTCGCGTAGCTCGCGTTCGTAAGAGCCGAACCGCCGACGTCACCGGAGAACAGGGCACCCTGCCGGGCAGCCTGGATGATCCGGCGCATGACGTTCGTGTCGTAGAAGCGAGCCAGCGCACCGCCGAGCTCTTGCGCGTAGGGCGCGCGGAACTCGTAGTGCGATAGGATTTCGTCAATGTCGGCGACGAACACATCGGAGATGAGCTTGTCGTCCGGGTTGATGACGACCTCGGTGTGGGGGATTTGGTTGCCGAGGATTTCAGTGCCGGGGGTGTGGTAACCCACGGTCGTCCGCCAGATGGCGGGGAAGCGGAAGCTCTTACCCTTCTCCAGGGTCTTCACCATGTGCTTGTCGCGCATGAGGACCTTGGTCTCGAAAGCGGTGAGGACTTCACCGCCAAAGAGGTCGAGGAAAAGCTCGTAGTTACCGCCGGAGCCGCCCTGCTTTACGCCAGGACGCGACGGAGTGGAGTCAGTCACGTTAGAACTCGTTGGACTAGGTTGAGGAGGTTTGTGGTTCCCCTCAGCTCAGGGTCCGCAGCGTGAACGGGGTTATCGGCCGCAGCCGGCCCCCGCCTCGGATTGTTCTGGTACTGGGAAGGAAATGGCCGGGCTCTCACCGGCCGCCGCCGCGTAATCGCCCGGTGTGGGCCGGGTAGTCCGGCCTTCCGCCACGATGGGGGTCTCCGCGGAACACCCGCGGGGTGGCTCACCGGGGATCAGCCGGGAGCAATCTTTTCGCGCATCACGTGTTACACCTTGACGCACACGTGCAACCATCCGAAATGGCTGTGCTTACGCAGTATCAGGAGAAATCGAGATGCGCGTTGTGGGGGCGGCCGTGGCCGCGGTGGCGCTGATCTGGGCGAGCCAGGCCAATGCCACGGTGACGTTCATGGATATCACCTTCGAGCCCGACAACGGTCAGGTCGTCGGTCCGCCAGATGGTCTACTCTTTGGGTGGTCAGAGGCTGGGTGGCTGATGACGGATCAGACGCCTTATGCGCCCCAGAACAACACCCCGGATGTGACCGGGGGTGTCCTCCACGTTCACGCGGGAGACGTGCTTACGTTCTCCAGGAATGACACAGGTAGGTACTCGCTGGTGAGCCTCGACTACAAGGGGACGGCCCCGCTTTTCCGCTGGGTCGCTGGACCCACGGGTACGCAGTTGGCTCCGAGCTCCGATACGCTTCAATCGGACCTCATCATCCCCCCGCTCGTGCGGACCTTCCAGCTCTACTCGACCGAGGACTTCGAGCTCGACAACGTCCGCTTCGCTGACAACGGAGGAGCCCTCCCGGAACCGGGAACGTGGGCTCTCTCCATCATCGGCTTCGGCCTTGCAGGCTCAGCCCTCAGGCGAAAGTCAAAGTCAGCGTCGTCGTACGCGTAGTGCCGCCAGAGGCAGCCGCGTTCGTCTCGACAAGGTCAATCGTGTAGGTGCCCGAGAGGGTGCTCACGAGGGGTATCAGCACGCCCTTGTCCAGGGCGAAGCTCGCGTTGTCGTGGCCCGTCCCGAGGGCCACAGTGGACCCCGGCATGGTGCCGTAGACGGAAGCGAGCTGCTTACCCGCGAGGATTTTCGCGGGGAACGTCGTAGACGAGAGGTTGATCGCCTTCAGCGTGAAGGCTGACCCATACGCCGGGATGATCCAGCCCCAGGCCGTGGGGCCAAGCTGGATATCCTCGTAGCCGGTCCTGGCGTCATTCGTCGTCAGGACCTTCTGCATATTGGCCGTCAGGCAGCCGTTCCAGGTGTCCCCGGTCACAGCTCCGAACAGGTTGTTCGTAGAGGTCCCGCCCTGCGCGGTGATTGCGGTCGCGTCGCCGGCCAGGATCAAGCAGTCCTTGACGGTCACCCCACTCATCGAGATGCCGTCCTGACCCAGGATGTTGAACAGCACACAGCGCTCTATGAGCGCCCCGCTGTTGCCCCGAGGGGCGGCATCGCTGGTGTTCGCGTACTGCTGGTCCCCCAAGGAAAGCCCTTGGGTGTACCCGAGGACCATCACACAGCGGTCCCAGTGGGAGTTCGTGTCACCCTCATCGACGCGGTCGAGGGGGGTGTGCGTATCCCAGACACCGGGGACCGTGGTCCCCACATGTCTCGGCTGGGAGAGGATGATGTTCTTCCGGGTGACCGACTTCGGCGTGGACAGGTACGTCGCGTACGGCATGTCCTTCGTCTGGGACGTCATCGGCGTCTGAGAGCCGAACAGCGCCCCGTACTGATGGGTGATGTTCCGCGAGTCCTGGTACTCGGTGAAGCCATTCCCGTGGACCGCGACGTGCTCACAGCCGTCGACGTTCTTGATCAGGTTGCCGCCGCCGCTGCCATGGTAGATCAGCGTCCGGCCGAGGTTTCGGCCGACGACGCCGTCCACCGTGGAGTTCAGCATCCCGGTGACGCGGAGGCCCGAGTGGGTCTTCGCCTCATCGAACACGGTGTTCGTGATGTTCCAGCCGGACCCCACAATGTTGAGGAGCATCGGCCGGTCAGGATTGATGCACTGACGGAATGAACAGGACGAAAGCACCCCGTTGTCCCCGGTGCCTAGGAAGGTCGGGGGAGGAGTTCCCGTGTAGCCTTCAGCCGCAGTCCGCCCGAACTGGACGTTCTGGACCTTCCAGTAGTTGCCCGAGAGGCTAGCTCCCGTGGCGTACTTGGCGATGGACTTTTCCTGAGCTCCGCCGCTGGTGCGCCAGATGACGTAGATGGTGCTGTCATCCAGGCTCCAGGCGAACTGCCCTTGCTGGCGGAGGTCTAGCGGGTGGCCCTGAATGGACCAGAAGAAGGTAGGGTGCGGGCCAAACGTCGTGGAGGCCGCGTAGGTGATCGTGATGCTGGAACCGGCCTGATCATAGGCGGTGATCCGGCGGGCGTACGTGAGGTTGCCCCCCACGCGGAACAGGGCGAAGGCCCCGACCGGTGAGACCGCGCCATAGTGCGCGGCGATGGCGGGGTTGGTGATCTTGATCGACCAGTTGGCCCCATCGTAGGAGCACTGAACTTCGCTCGTGCCATCCATCGCGGATGGAGCCGGAGTGGCCGCCTGGATCGTCGTCGGGTAGTGGAAGCTGTCACCACCGGGGAAGCTGTCGTCCCAGGCATAAATCGACGTAGGCCAGCCGCTAGAACCGCTCGCCGGAGACCACATACACGGGTGGTGCATGAGGCTGTCGATGCAGGGGAAACACGAACGGATTTTGTCCGTCTTGGTGGTTCCCATCGGGCGTTTCTGGACACCCAGGCCAACAGCCGTGGTGTTGGTCTCGGCGGGGTCCGTGGCTGCGACCCAACCCGTTGAATAGACGATGTCGCCCGCGATAAGGGGATCGGTTCCCGTACCGTATCGCGTCAGGATCACCGGCTGCAAAGCAGTCGCGGAGGCCCCTGTAGCCAGGCTTAGCATGGTCTCGGTAGCGGTCGCCGGGGCACGCCCGCGGCGGTGAACTTGGCCTGCTTTCAGGTTGACGATGGAGCCGCCGGCCAATGGGCTGAGGGCTTCGATCTTCGCCAGCGTCTTCCAGGCTGTGGCGGGAGAGTAGCCGTCAGCCGCATCGCTGCCGGACACCGCATCGACGTAGTAGATGGGGTCCTGCGCCTGGTAGGGAACGGACTTGAAGGCGGCGGCCAGCAGCGCGCCGTAGCGGCACGCGCCGGCTGTTCCGCTGTTCTGCCCGAGGAAGCTGAACGCAGCGCTCCCGGCCGCGACCTTCTCTTGAGTGAAAAGGCCTTGGATGTACTGGGCCGCTGCACTGGCGGTGGCCACGCTGTTCGTGTCCATCCCGCTCGGCAGGGTCGAGGGAGACGTCCCGCTGGTGACCTCGGTGAAGTACATGCCGACGACCGTCTCGTCATCGGACGTGGTCGTCAGGCTTCCGGCGTAGGCATGGTTCAGGGTCGCGTTCGTATCGACCACGGGGGTCATCACGTCGGGCGGCGCGATCTGGGCGGCCGAGGTGAGCGTGACGCCTTGGATGATGGTCCGAACGAGGGTGCTCGTGTTGGCCTTCACCGGGGTCATCACGAGGGTGCCAACCGGAGGGTTCAGCAAATACCAGAGCTCTCCGCGGAAGGCGCGGGTGCTGACGATCTGCGGACCCGTTTCGGTCAGCTTCGTGAGAGGATAGTCCGTCCCGGCTAGGGTGGCCTTCAGGGACGTCAGCCCACCGGGATCAGTGGAGCTGCCTTGCTGCGAGACGCTGACGACCAGTACCCGGTTAGCCGCGCTTTCCACGACATGGTTCCAGGTGGCGAGCTGAGCTGAGCTCGAAGCACCATTGGTCGTCGGGGCCGAAAGGTTTCCGCGGACGAGATGGGCGTCCAGGATGGTGACCGAGATGGTCTGTGTAGCAGTCGAATAGCCAACCCCATCATTCCGGGTGGCCGTGATCTGGACCTGATAGACGTTGTCCAGGTTCGCGTCGGTCGGTGCTTCGTAGTTGCGCGCCGACATGGTGAGGGTGTCGCCAGCGACGCTAAAGAGCGCTGCATCGGGACCCCCCGTGATGGCGAAAGTCGAGTCGATGTCGGTCGTCAGGACCAACGAGACGGGGACATTTTCGCTGACGGAGGTGGCGTTGGCCGAAGTGAAGACCGGAGCCGGGACGGTAACGGAGTCGCCGTTGACCGAGCTGGACTCCAGTCTGGCCGCCACGTCGTACTTCAGAGGCAGCGCCCTCAAGGCTTAAGCCTCCGCGATGATCTTAATGACGCGGTCGGCGGACTCGGTCGCGTTGGACGTGAGCGAGACGTAACGAGCGCCGAGGTAGTCAGAGGGCGACAGGATCACCCTGCGGCCGGTGCCGACGTTGATGGTCTTCTGGGTTCCAGCCGCGTCGTAGATCGGGTTGGAATTGACCCCATCGTAGGAGGTCTTCGGGGTGACCGTGGTGCCGGTGAATGCCGCCGGGAGCACGATGGCAACCGGCCGGAAGTTCCCCAGGTCAATGAGGGGTGTCGCCGTACCGCCAGCCGCAATCGTGGCGTCCAGCACAATTTGCTGGGTCTTCCCGACCTCGGTAACGCCCTCTCCGAACTTGCGCTCCTCTCGGCCGATATCGTTGATCAGGACATCGGCAGGGGAGGCGAGAGGCGAGGCCAGCGTTACGACATCGTTGGCGAAAGTGAAGGGAGCGCCCACGCCGCCGACCGTCACGGAGAGGTCAGAAGCGCTGAGCGCGACGAAGGGGACACGGAACGCGGACTGCCCCGCGAGGCCGCGGTAAGTCACGCTAGCCATGTATGATTGGTCTCGTTAGAGGCGTTGGGTGTGGTGTGTGACGTTGGTGCTGATGGTGCCGGCCTTGATCGACCGGTTCAGCTTCTCAGCCACTTGTTGGCGGTAGGCCGGGTCCCTCGCGTAGCGAGGATCGCGCATGGCCTCAGTCATCTGGTCTCGGCCGCTGAAGACGTCGCCCGAGCTTTGCGCCGGGGTCTCCGCCTCGATGAGCGAGCCTTCCGAAGGGTTCGCAGAACGGAACTTGCCGACCAGCCATTCCACCCCCTGCTTCATGGTCTGGGGGTTCGCCACCAGGGCGTTGTAGCTGTTCAGCTCCTCATCGGTGAGCTTCTGTCTCGCCCACTGGATGGCCTTGTCGAACGTGTCCTTGCCGCCGGCCGCCTCGTGGGCGTTCGCGAGGATCGTGGCCTCTTGAGCCCGCAGGCCCGCGAAGTAGTTGTCCACGATCTGCTTGCCAAACGCGGTGTCCAGTTTGGCGCGGGTCTCGGCTGAGACCTCGCCGTTCTTCTGGTACTCGGCGTTCACGTCATCGAAGCTGATGCCGGCCTGCTTGAGCACGTCCGCCACCGGGTTAGCCTCGGGTTCCCCCTCCGGCTTCTTCTCGATGGTGACCTTGTTGGCATCGGCCGGCTTATCCTCGGGCTTGGCTTCCGGCTCAGCCGGCTTGCCTTCCCGGAGCTTCTTCTCAAGCTCGGCGTAGGACTTCAGCAGCTCGTCTTGGCGGACCTTGCCCGACTGAGCATCCCAGAACTTCTCGGGGATGCCCTCAGGCCGGGCGATGGCGGACGCTTCCTCGACTGTCTTGACGGCCGGCTCAGCGGCCACCTTGCTCAGCATCGAGTTGGCGTATTCCAGGTTCGGAGCCGCGCCGGAGTCGACTAGTGACTGGGCCTCGGCCGAACGGTCGGGAGCTTCGCTCAAGCGGCGATCTCCTTACCGGCCGCGTCCATCAGGACGACACCCGGCTGGACACCGATGTAGCGCCGCTCGGTCACGCCGGGGCGGATTTCGACGTCCTCATACTTGGCTTCGCCTTGGACCTTCACCTGGACCTGGTCGAAGGTCTCGACCTTGGTGCCGGCGAAGGGCTGACGGACGACGTCAGTGTTCGTCTCGATCTTCGTCTCAGCGTTCACGATGGCGGGCGCGGCAGGCGCTTCGGCCGGGGTGACCTCAGGGGCCACCGCAGGGTTCTCAGCCGGGGTGACCTCAGGGGTCTCCGGCTGGGCGTTCTTAGGCAATCTGGTTCCTTATGACTGAGGCTTCGGCAGGAGAGACTCCGCTGCCGCCTTAGCGACTTGCGGAGTGGCCGCCTGAGCGGCTTGAGCCATGCCGGCCTGCTGGGTCTCTTGAGCTTGCTGCTCGCGAGATTTGACGAGGTCGTTCAGTCCGTCGATGCCATCACCCAACCTGCGGGCCAGCTCGTCGCTGTTGACCACAGTGGGGAAGGCCGCCCCGTAGAACGAGAACAGGTCTTGAGCCCAGGCGCGGATGCGGTTCACCGCAGCTCCGCGGCCCAGAGCGTCGAAGCCCGTGACGACCTGAGGGACGATGGTCTTGGGGAGCCGGGGGATGTCCCCCGCGCGCTCCGCCAGGTAGAGGAAGCGGTTCACCAGCCGGAGCTGGAGCTCCCCCGAGAGGACCGTGTAGGTGCCCCCGAGGACGGTCTCCAGCTCTTGGGCGACCATCTGGACTTCCTCCGCGGTGACCCGCTCGGCGTTCCGGATGGTGCCCGCGCGGATCAGGAAGGCGTTGTTGACGCGCTCCTCGATGCGCTGGGCGAGCTGGTAGATCGTGGCCCAGTCCTGAGACTTCTCAAGCTGGAGAGTTCCGACCTTCTCCTTGTCCCCGTTCAGGTACGATCCGGTGTCGGCTTCTGCCAGCTCATCCACGTCCACCTGACTGTTCGGGTGGACCATGAAGATGATGCGGGAGGCAACCGTGGCGAACTGCACCATGGCCTTCGACAGGTCCTCCAGCGAGTAGAGGTCGCCGATGACTTCGGTGACGTGGGCGCGGCCGTAATCGGAGCCGGGGATCGCCAGCCACCGCAGGGGGAGCCAGCCGGATTTATCGGCGGGGGCACCCCCTGCGGAACCGGGGACGACCTTGCCGTTGATCTCCTGCTGCTGCTGCACCTGGCCGTTCGTGCGGGTGATCCGCGTGAAGACCTCGATGGGCTGCTCCTGGCCGTCCTTGGGCTCGGGGAGCTCAACGGCGGCACGGACCTCGGCCGACAGGGACGAGGGCAGGACTTGCTCCCGGACTACGATCTCGATGAACTGGCCCGCGCCATCCCGCTTGACCACGTACTGGTCGAGCCGAAAGAGACGGGCGGGTTTACCCTCGGGGACGTGGAGGAGAACGTTGCCGGCCACGATGAGGTGCCGGAGCACCTCCATCAGGATCGGGCGGACGTCCGACATCATCAGGAGGGTCTTCAGCGAGATGCGGGCGAGCTTCTCGTTCGCTTCGCCGAGCTGTTGCCCGAGGGCCTCAGCGGTGTCCTGGTCGATGGAGAGACGGAAGAAGGGGACGTTCGGGGGGAAAAGGGCCAGAAGGAGGTAGCTGGCGAGAGCCGCCACGCCACGAGCACCGACCGATTGGTACGGCTGCTGGAACACCGAATGTTCGTTCTGGCCTTCGTCGGGAATGATACCCGGTATCGTGAGGCGGGCAGCCTCACGCGCCCGCTCAAGGACCGTGATCCGAGCGGCGGAGAGCGCGTCGAAACGCGCCTTTGCGGACGGCATCAGCCAGTGGGCCTAGTGACCGTCAGGGGAGAGGTAACCGGAGAGGTCCGGTCGATGCGGAGGGTGCCAACCCCCTGCCGCTGGGCGGCAATGAGGGGGTTGATCCCATCCAGGTATGGATTGCGCAGGACCGGTGGGTCCTTCTGCGAAGCCGCGGTCTGTTGGACGACTTGCGGCTGCTTAATCGAACACACTGTCGGGGAGGTCCTTGGCGCTTGTCGCGATATCGAACTCGCGGCGCATCCGGCGGACCACGCTCCGTTGGCCGGAGACGAACCGGAGTTCGTCAGGCGGGATGGTGTGGTCGAGCTGGGGCTCAGGGTAGCTCTTTTCCATGTACTCGATGAGCTCCTGAGCGGTGCGCGGGAAAAACTTGCGTGAAGCCAAGGCAGGGTCCTGTGAAAAAGGGGCCTCCCGCGTACGCGCGAGAAGCCCCTGAGGTAGTTGGAGAGAACCAGTTTTCGTGTTGGGTCGCCCTGCGGGGCTCCAAGGGTCCAAAGAAATCAGACCGCTGGAGGCCGCCACAGGATCGGACCCCCGTCCCAGTCCTCATGGCGCAGGATGCGCGCCAGGCGGGCTTGGGTCAGGGCATCGGCCGAGGTCTTGCCGGCCTTGCGGAACAGGGACACGACGATGTCCCACGGCCGGTGCATCTCGGTCTTGTACCAGCGCGTCTCCGTCTGCCCGATGCGGGGGCCAGACCGGAGGACGTGCGGGTAGTCGATGAGCCCCATCCGGCTATCCAGGTATTGGGCTGCGGTCTCAGGCCCGACGCCCGGAGCTCCCGGATAGCCATCAACCGTGTCGCCCATAAGCGTCTGCATCAGATGCCACCGGTCGGCTGCCTCCGGGGTCACCTCCTGGACCTCGGGGTCTTCCCCGTAGGGCCGATAGAGGAGGCCCGGAATGGTCAGCATGTCCTTATCTTGGGACACGATGATCCGGTCGCCCTGGTGGGGCTCCGTCGACCTGATCCCCATGACGTCGTCTGCTTCGAGGCGCGGGCGTAGGTCGGAGGGGTACTGCTCCCCGAGCCACGCCTTGAGCTCGTACAGGTGGATAGGTCGGTCGTCGTAGTTCCGGTTGGCCTTGTACGTCGGGTCGACGTCCTTGCGGAAACAGTGGAGGTCGTCGCTTAGGCAGATGACTAAGTCGTCCGCTTCGAGCTCCGCCATCCATTTGTCGACTTGCTGGCGGATGGTCTTCTTCGCGAGGCCAACGTCGGTGGCGACGGAAGTGACCCCGTCGCCCCAGTCGTAGTTCCGTTGGTGCGCGACGGCGTCCCTGTAGGCGACGGCGTCAGCGTCGATGAGGAGGGTCCTCAAAGCGGCCACCACCACGGCTTGCCGTCGTTCAGGTACTCGCGCCAGGTCCATCGATCATGGATTGTCGCCGCTGCCCCGAAGAGGCCAAAGACGGCTCCGACGATCCCGAAGCTCGCGGCAAGCACAACGAGGGGCCACATCTAGAGCCGTTGCCCCGTCAGGAACATGTGCTCGATGCGGTCAGCCCGCCCTTTCACCTGCCCGTGCCACTTGCTGGCCCTCAGGTGGGCTACTGTGTTAACCCAGTCTTTGGCTTGCATGAACCGCAGGGTGTTCGTGAAGGTCAGCAGGGTGGTGAGCCCCAGGTTGAAGCACATGTTCTTCAGCGCATCCTGGCGGACAGGGTCGAGAGTTCGCCACCAGGGAAGCTTGGCGTCGAGCCCTCGCTTCACCTCGGCGATGTCCAGCAGGCACACGTCATGGGCCTCGGCCGGTGTCATCCCGAGAGTGAGCCATTGCTGGATCACGGAGGGCGGAGTGCGGGTGTCGGCGTCGATGTTGTGGCCGATGCCGATGGTGCGCCGGGGAGGCTTGGCGGTGTCGTAGTAGGTCTTCAGCCGGAGGCCCTCATCGCGGATCAGGTCGGTGATCAGCAGGGAGTCCTCGTGGGAGCCCCCAGAAGGCGCAGGAGGGGCCTTTGGAGGAGGCTCCGCTACCCTAGTGGCCGGACGACCCAGATAGGCCTCAGCGAGGCTCATAAACGAGCTGAGGAGGCTCACGACGCGAGGAACTCCTCGGGGGTCCATCGATATGTCGGTCGCCGGTCAGACAGGTAGGGGTTGTCTGGGAAGCGGAACACCTCAAGCTTGTATGTTCCCTGCTTAGCCAGCCATTCCTGCGCCTCCCACTTCACCGTGAAGACGGCTTGAACGACGCCAGAACCTTCTTCCTGGATGACGTAGGTATTGGAGGCGCGGCTCACTTACGGCACGCCTCGTTGGCCGTTTCGAGCTGGTCCTCGTAGCCCTGCCGCACCTTCCGGTCGGCCAGCAGGGTCTTCACCTTCGTGAAGATGTCGGCGTCAACCGAGAGGGTGTCGAAGGGGAAACTCGGAGGTTCGACCTTCGCTGTCTGGCAGGGGACCAGGATGGTGCTCAGCCGGTGCGGGACAGTGTTGCAGCCGGCGAGCGCAAGGGCGCAGAGGCCCAGAAGTGCTAGTCTCAACGCTCCATGATCTCCTTGCGGATCAGCTCATCGGCTGACCGGCAGAGGTCCTTCGGGTTACCCGGCGGGGTTGCCAGGAGGGCGCGCGCTTGGGCGCTCTTGGAGTCCGCCCGCTTCTGGGCGGCGGCTCCGGCGACACGCGCATCCTCAGCACGGCGCTCGCTGTCGGCGACAAGCTGGGCCTGCTGCTGCTGGAGACCGCCGAGGGTTTGGTTCAGGCTGGTGTTGGCCCGCTGGAGGTGACTGACCTGGAGGTGCTCCAGGCCCCAGCCACCGAAGCCGACCGCGGTGCTTGCGGCCAGGGCCACGAGCGCGATGGCTGATGCCTTCGAGTTGAGGATCAGCCACTTCGCGAGGCTAGTTAGAAACAGGAGGTTCGTCCTTTACCTTCTGGCCGATGCCGAAGCCGGCACCGCCCGCCATGGTCCCGAAGCCGCCACCGACTTCGAGGCCGTTGAAGTGCCGGTTCACGACGCAATCCCAGATGGCGCAGAAGACGAAAGCCAGGCCGGCAAGGATTACGGTCACCCGGATGACATCGAACGACTCGCCGTCAGCGGTCGTAGAGATGTCCTTGAGGAAGCGCCCGATGGCGTTACGGATGGGCGCTGGGAGGGGGATCATGCGGGGTTCCTTCGCCACCGCTTGGGGCGGGGCGTCTTGAGCTCATAGAAGTCGACAAGCTGGCGCAGCTCATCGAGCGTCGCGTCTGACTTGATGCGGTTCGCCTTGAGGCTGACGACCACGATGTTGCCGGGCACATAGCCCTCGGCTGGTCGTATCTTGTCGAGTGAGGGCGAGGCGTCAGTCGCCCGTCCGCCGCCCTTCTCCAGCGGGATGCCGAAGACGGGGCAGACGTCCGGGATGACGATGTCTTCCTTGGTTATCGTGCAGGGGAAGCCCGCCTTCCTGGCACGCCAGCGAGCCCACTTGAGGAGCTCCGAGCGGGGGTCCCTCAGTGGGTCTGATCCCAGTTGTCGCCGACGCTGTACGAGCCGGCCAGCGGGCAGCGGATACCAAGCTTCACGCCTACGTCCACGATAGTCTGGGAGGCGATACCGCCCAGCTCATGGGCGATGTCTTCGGCGGTCTCGTACTGGAGCTCGTCGTGGACCCAGAGGACTTGAGCGTACGCATCACCCCACCTCCAACCGCGGTTCCCGAAGTGGTGGAAGTTGTCGACCATCCAGTGCTTAACGATGGCCGCTTCTCCGACCTGGAGCACGGAGCTCAAAGCGGTGTGGGCGGTCTTGATGATCGCGATGCGGTTGTCGAAGCCTCGGAACCAGCCCTGCCGGGCCTTGTCCTGGACGACCTTCTGGAACTTCGCGAGGGCAGGGATGCTGGACTCGATGGCCTGCCGCGAGCGCTTGCCGATGCGGACGAAGGCTTGGTCCCGCTTCGAGGGCGGGTTCTCACGGTTGAACCGCTCGACCTGTTCGTCCGTGAAGTCATCGAATAGGGTCTCGCCGAGCTTCCAGTCGCCGGCCCCGAGAATGTAGGCGTAGATGTAGGTCTTCGCCCGCTCCCGGTCGTTCATCTCCAGGATGCTCTTGTTGATGGAGTGGGCGTCGGTCCCCTTGGACTTGTCGCCGTTCGCGACTGCCTCGGCGAACGCGCCGCCATCATAGCGGGCCAGGTAGTGACCTAGCACCCGGAGTTGAATACCCTCACCGTCCACACCCACGATCTTCCGACCGCGAGGCACACAGAACAGCTCTCGGCACTCGTGCCCGTAAGGCGACTTCGCCGCCGGCACCTGACCGAGGTTGGGACCGGAGTGGGCTCCGCGGTGGGTGATGGTCCCCATGGGGTTCACCCGGCCGTGAATGCGGCCGTCCTCTCGGACCTTCTTGAGCCACGCCTCCTTGCCCTCTGCGATCTGCCCCAGCCGCTTGTCGACGGTGAGGTACTCCACGATGAGCTTGGCCTCGGGGTAGTTGAGGCCGGTCAGCGTCGTTTCATCGACCTTCGGTTTGCCGCTGTCCGTGAACTCGACCGGCGACCAGCCGAACAGCTTGGTCATCCGGTTCGCGATCATGTCGCGGGAGCCGGGGTTGAACGTCTCCAGGTAGACCTTGGTGAACGGGACGTCGGCCATGTAGCCGCGCTTCTTGTCGTCACGCTTGGGGGTGAAGACGAGAGCCGCGCCGTTCTTCCGCTCGGGTTCCCACCAGGGCAGGAAGGTAGCCCGAAGCTGGTCCTCCAGCTCGGCCCGGCGGGCGATGAGCTTGGAGACGAGCGCCTCGGCCTTGGCGGTGTCGAACAGGACGCCGTAGCGCTCCTGCATCGTGACGATGCGGAAGACCTCGGTCTCCAGGTCCAGGACGTCGCGGGGGTATTCCTTGCTGTCGATCTTGTCGAACAGCGCCAGGTTCACCTCCGGGTCCTGAACGGCGTATTCGTCCATGACCGGCGTGAAGGCGTCCCAAGGGCCTTCGAACTCGCCCTTCAGGACACCCAGCCGGTAGCCCCAGGCCCCCAGCTTGTGGAGCCCGGTGTAGCCCTTCTTGATGAACTCCGGTGGACGGAGGCGGCGCTTGATGGCCCGGAGGTCTATGTCCTTGATGTCGGACCAGACGACGCGGGCTTCCGCGAAGGAGTCGCGGACCTTCCCCCGCGGCTGGAACCACGGGTAGAGCTTTTGGAAGGCGGGGATGTCGAAGGGGATGACGTTGTGGCCGCCGATCTCCTCGGCGTCCTGTAGCAGGCGGAGCCCATCTTCGATGGAGCCGTCGCGCGGAGCCGGCGAACCGTCCGCGTAAGCGCCCTCGTTGAACCGCAGGCGTTGGCCCGTGGCTCTGTCGATGACGTTGATACAGTGGACGACCGTCAGCTCATCGAGGAGACCATCGGTCTCCGCGTCGAATATGAGCATCGAGCCTCTTGGTTAGCGAAGGCCGGCGGCCTCCAGGATTGTCCGTTGGAAGTCCCGGAGGTTGTCCTTCCGGTTCAACACGACGCCGTCCGCGTGGGAGACGATGGTGGCGAGCTCGGTCTCGCTGGCGTGCTGAGCTTCCTTCTCCCCGAGGGGGCCGACGTGCGGCGTCACGATGGAGATGATCCGGGCATCGGTCTCGCGGCGGAGGAAGAACGCCTCGTTGAGGAAGCGAACGTCATCGACCACGATGCCTCGGGTGCCGGCCCACGTCTCGTTACGGGCGTCGTTCAACCAGATGCGGAGCCAGAACTCCGGGTCCAGAGCGCGGCCCCATTCGGTGCCGAGCGTTTGAAGGAGCCGCCGCGCGGTGATGCCGCCGAGGCGGGGGATGGGGCACTCTTTCAAGTGGCCGTCCGTGTGCTCCTCGGTCAGCCCGAGGCCAGCCCGCAGCATGTGCTTGATGGGACCGGCGAGCGGCAGGCGCTTGAACCGCTGGTCCCTTAGGATCGCAGCAGCGGCGGTCGACTTACCCGATCCGGCTGGCCCCGAAATCCCGATGACCGGGATACCGAAGTCGCTCAACGGACCACCTGATTGACCACCCGCCGGTACACCGCCGAGGCAGCCTTGGGTTCACCGTTGGCGTACCAGCGTTGGCCCTCCGGGACGAACTCGTGGAAGACCTTGGCGATCTTCGCATCGAGGTCCTTGGCCTCCACCTCCGTCTGCCGGCGGCCGTAGTTCTGGTACGGCTTCACCCGCGTCAGGAGGACGTCGGTGTTGTCGAAGTGCTCGTGGGTCTCGCGCAGCAGCTTGGCGAACGTCTCGGTTCTCCAGCGAGGGTTCGCGTAAACCAGCGCCATTGGCAGGGGACTGTCGTTGATGGCGTAGTCTACCTGGCCCTCAAGCCGGTTGAGACGGTCGTACTGGGCTGCGGTGCCGCAGATTTGGCATTCAAGCCGGCGGAAGTCGCCGTCGTAGGTGAAGTCCTTGTAGGCCTCGGTCACGAGCTCGACCCGGAGGTCGTCGGCCTTCATCTTGGCGAACAGCATGGCCGCCATGGATGACTTGCCGATCCCCGGCCCGCCCCAGAAGTTGATGACCTTCAGGCGGGGCGGGGTGGTGATGATGCTAGAGGTCAGCGTTGCTCTCGTCTCTGAAGGGTGAGCCCTCGCCGTCCGGCATGGGGACCTCGACCAAGAGGCCGGTCTCCTTGTCGTAGGTGAGGGCGATGAGCGGCCCGACCGCATCCCCGGTGGGGCGATCCTTGAGGCCGCGAACGATGGTGGGGCTATCGGGGTCTTGCTTGTTGCGCTCCAGGCCCATCAGGAAGTGGGACCAGAAGGCGACGGCGCGGGAGCCCCGGAACTGCTTCTCCAGGACCCGGCCGCCTTCCTCGTGGGATTTCCCCTCGGGTGTCGTGAGGTGAAACACGAGATGGATTGTGACGTCCAAGGCCTCGGCCAAGTCGGCGAGCTCCGACATGATGCCGTCGAGCGTGAGCCGCTCGTTCTCGTCGCCGGCCGTGAGGGCGGTCATCGGGTCGATGATGAAGTCGCGGACTCCATCGGCCACCGCGAGGTAGCGGATGGTCCCCTTCACCGTGTCCCAGTTGCGTGCCCCCTTGAGGGACACCGACTTGAGGAACGGACGGAGGGCGCGGATGATCTCCCGCAGCTCGCCCTTGTCGTACTCGGTTCCGGGTACGTGGACGCGCTTCCCCATCGCCATGCCGCCGAGCGTCTTGAGGGTCCGCTTGACGGGCTCCTCGTAGAGGATGCAGGCGACCGGCCGCGGGGGCGGCATCGGCATCAGCTCGGAGTGGTCTTCACCCAGCTCCGGCCGCATGGCCGTGAGCATGAGCTGCTTCATCAGTGTCGTCTTGCCCGAGCCGGTGCCCGCACCCCAGGTGTAGAGGGCGCTCCGCTGGATGCCGTAGGAGGCCTTCGTCAGACTCAGCCAGGGCCAGGGGAGGCCCCAAGGCTGCTCCTCGGCGGCCTCCTCTATGAGAGCGTCATCGAGCTCGTTGAGGACCTCAGGCTTCCACGGATGTGCGGACCAGAGGGCGTCGACCAGCTCCTTCGAGCGGGCCGCCTTGACCATCTCGTTCGCGTCCTTCAGCGGCAGCGAGGCCACGTAGACCTTGCCGGGGCTGAACAACATCGCGGCTTCCTCGACGGCCAGCCGACCGGCGTCATCCATGTCGAACAGCAGGATGATGCGCTCGTAGCGCTCCAACCACTGAACGTGCTTGGCGAGGTCTCGGCGGGCGGCCTTCGCTCCATTTGGAAGCGAGAGCGCTGGCCATTTGTTGCCTTGCGCCTGAGACACGGAGAGGGCGTCGAGCTCACCCTCCGTGATGACGATCATCTTGCCGCCGTCGCGGACAAGCTGCTGCCCGAACAGCCCGGCCGCGTGCTGGTCGCCGAGCCAGGCGAACTCCTTCTCGCCGTCCTTCTTGTAGCGGACCTTCTGGGCCACCATCCGGCCAGCGTCGTCGTAGTAGGGGGCGAAGTGCGCCTTGGACCCGGCGAAGGTGCCGACGCGGTAGTTGAACCGCTCGGCCGTCTCGCGGGTCAGCCCGCGGTTAGGGATCGCTTCGATCTCAGCGTCGAATACGAGGTCCATTCGGCTCCGGGTCTGGGGGGTGTACGTCCGGCTCCCGTCACCACGCTCGCGGTAGTCGCAGCCCGCCGAGAAACAATAGGCGTGACCGTCAGAGTACCGGGCGAGGTTGTCGCGGGAGCCACACTTGGGGCACGGCTCGTGGCCTATGAGGACGCTGTCAGCTTCCTCGGCGTGGTTCACAGCGGAAAGGCGGGCTTCTTCAGCGCGTAGGCGGCGGAGACGCTGGTCTCGCCTCGGACGTAGTCGCGCTCAACGTCGAACCCGCCGAGCCGCCTCGCGGCACCCATGGATGCCATGGCGCTGTACTGGCGCAGGGCATCACGGCAGTTGCGCCCCTGCTGTTCCGCCAGTCGCCAAGCCGCCTCGGCCGTCTCCAGGTCTGCCTTCGGGACATACCCGAGCTTGGTGGCAGCCCAGTGGACGAACCGATCAAACGGCGTCGTCATTCTGTGCCTGCTTGGCGACTTTCGAGGCCTCCATCACGTCGAGGATGGGGCGGTTGTGGAGACGCACTTGCGTCTGCCGTGAGACCACCGCCGGCCGAAGGCGCTGCATTCCCTTCTGGAACGACAGGACGTCAGCGGCCACGGTTCCCGCCCTTCTTCACCCTGCGGGACACCGTCCAGGACGGGCGGGTCTTCACGCCGGCTTTCGGGGAGGTGTCACCCACGAGGTTCCGCAGACCGTTCAGGTCGCCGCCTCGGGCGGCGCGGTCAGCCACGGCAGCCTCGAAGGCCAGTCGCATCGGGGTCTTGGTCGTCAGGAGCTCGCGCCCGTTGGGGTCACGCATGGATGTCCTTTCTGACGAGCCGGTACTCGGCAAAGAGATTACCGGGGACGTCGGTGCGGGGAATGGTGATGATCTCGTGGCCCTCAGGGATGAGGTCCTGGTGAGATGTGCGAAGGCGGTAGATCGCGTCGGCCAGCCGGAACGCACCGTAGGCGGCGCGAGCGGTGGCGTCGGTGATCCGACCGATGGTCTTCAGGTGATCGATGACGATCACCGGCTTGGTCCGGTCAGACATGGGCGAACCCAATCCAGCTCGTGTCTCGGCACTGGCCCGCGCTGGCGTGGACACAGAAGTTCCCCGGGTTGGAGATGCCGGGGCTTGTCCACTGAGGTTGGTGGCCGAGCTTGGAGGGCTGAGGACCGGAGGGAGACGCGCAGGCTCCCAGCAGGGCCACGGATGCGGCCAGGGCGAGGAGTCTCACGCCTTCTTCGGCAACATGGCGATCCGCAGCGGGTGAGCCCGCCGGAAGCGCCAGCCCTTCGTCGGGTGGAGGTAGTGGAGACGGCCGAACAGGGAGCCCATCTGCAACACGTTGCGGTAGGGCTGTCCCTTCGGCCCTAGCTGACGGCGCTCCTTAGCGCCCCAGAGGGTGGGCCTCATTGGACCTCGAATTGGAGGGTGACGTAGATGCCGGGCGGTTCACCCGGCGTGGCCCAGCGCTTCCGCACCCGGCCCAGCTCGGCCACCTGACTGTCGTCTTTCCAGAGCACCTCGGATTGCGTGATCGCGTCCATGAGGGACTTCAGGAAGTTGTCGATGTCGGGCTTCGGCCGGCGGAGCTTGGTGGTCTTCGGCGGGGTGGCGACGAACTCGGCCGAGAGAGTGACCTCGGCTTCGCGGTCGATCCCAGTGAACTGCGGCGCTAGGCCGGCGATGTAGTCCTTCGCGTCGTCCTTCCAGTCGCGGTAGGCGGCCGGGGTGTAGACCGTCGCGAACCTCCCGCGGCAAGTGCAGTTGGTGCGCTGGCCGGGGAAGGGATCACGGGGAATGAAGAACTGGACGCGGCCGACCTGACTAGAGGTCGTCGTCTTCGCCGCCACCAGCGGTCTCGTTCTGGAAGGCCGGGGGAGCGCCGTCCTCGATCTCGTCGCCTTCCTCTTGCTGGAAGCCGTAGGAGCCGAAGTCGCGGGAACCGCCGCCGGTCACAAGCTTGATAATCTGGGCCGCCTTCAGGTCGACCGACGCGATCACCGTCTTGTCCGTCTTGGTGAAGCCCTCGACGGAGACCGACAGTTTCACCTCCGAGCCGCCCCAGACTTTCGGGGGGTTCTGGAGCTGCTTGCCGGTGGCGTCGAAAATGTCGGGCTTCTGGGACCAGTGCTGGCCGAAGCGCGGCGAGTTCGGGTTCTTCACGATCCCGCCCGCGTTCATCGAGGTCGGCAGGAGGTAGAAGCCGGTCTCGGCTCCCGTCTCGTTGTCGCGCTCGACCTTCAGGACGTCGCCCTTCTTCAGCTCCGCGGCGACGGCCGCCTTCTTCTCGTCCTTGAGGCGCTTCACCTCGGCGTCGAAGTGCTCGTCCCGGATTTGCTCCAGCCGGGCCTTGAAGGATTGAACCGCAGGGTCATCGGCCGGCAGCCGGAGCTTGCACTCGTACTTGCCGTACTTGCTGGGTTCATTGAGGGACGGCCAGACGGCCACACCTTTCGGGGTCGTGATGATGACCCCGTTACGCTTTGCCATGTGTTCCTTGGGTTAGCTGACCAGACCTTCGTTCAGCCGGGCGAGGTCCAGAGGCAACGCCTCCAGCACGTAGCCGGCGTCATCGAGGTCAGCCAGGATGTCGATGGGGACGGGCTCCTCGCGGAGCGCATAGGGCGCTGCCTTCCGCAGCAGCCGCATGATGGCCGGCACGGTCTCAACCGGCCGGTTCGATCCGTAGCCCGTCATCAGTCCGCGATGACGTCCTTGAAGGCCGACACGAGATGCCCGGAGATGAACCGGTGGACATCTGCAACGCCCCGCGGCACGTCAGAAGCCAGCTCGCGGATTTCATCCGCAATGGCGATACCAAGCCGAGCCACGACGCTGAGCGTGATAGCGCCAGTGAAGAATACCGGGGCCACCGTCACGGCGAGCACGCCCTTGTACGTCAGCTTGCCGAGACCCTTGATCCGGCGGGCCGACTGGAAGTCGTTATCGAAGACGACCTTCGAGGCCACGGAGGTCTCAAAGACCGGGCGATCCGGGGAGAGCACGTCAGCCGGGACCCGGCCGTCCGTGTAGTGGGTGTTGGTGAACGCGACGCCGACTTGCTGGCGGCGGATCACCGGCACAGTGATTTTCATGGAGCCTCTAGGCTTGGCCCAGCTCGCTCCGGGCGTAGTCCCGGATGGCTTGGACCTGTTCTGTGAAGGGGCCTTCGGCCTGGCGCATCATCCGGCGGGCTCGGGTGACCTCCTCGTGGGGGTCTAGCCCGGCCGCTTCGGTGGCCGCGACGAAGGCGAGGGAGAGAGCCCGCAGTTGATCCGCCGGGTCGACCCGCTGGAGGCGGTCGATGAGGAGGAACGCGGGCTCCCGCAGACGGGCGACCGTGGAGGAGGTCCTCACACGGTCTGCGACGGGGGACACTTAGTCCTGCGGAGAGAAGCGCAGATAGCTTCCGTCGAGATCAAATCCCGCCGCGTCGAAGTCTTTGACCTCTGAGGAGTTGAGGTAGAACGGCCGGATGACGCCGTCGCTCGCGCTGATGAACAGCACGGTCGACTTACTAGTGCCGACCTGGACGTCGACACGGAAGTCACCGTCATCGTCAAGGTAGGCCGTGAAGATGGGCGACGTCGCAGGCTTTTCGCCAAAGATGAATTTCAAAGCTGGTCTCTCAATCTGCTGGAGCGCTGTGGCCCCAAGGGTCCAAACTAATGCTGGTCTAACCCAGCGATTAGGCAAAAAGGTACTCGGCTTCCAGGACCTGGCTCAGGTCGAGGTCGCCAAGCGGTGGGATCGGCGGAAGCGTCTTGGCGAGCGCCTCGGGGAGCTGCGCCACGAGCTCATCCCGGAACTCCTCCAGGACATTGGGCTGGTACTGCCGCACGAAACTCGCCCGGAGCACCTGAGCCAACAAGCCAGCATCCGCGGCGTGAACCCCGAAGCTATCGTGGATCACCGCGAAGTGCTCCAGGCCGTACCCGTGGAGGTCGTTTATGACCGCCATCAGGTGGGCCGCGTCGAGCGAATGGACGAAGTTGGGCGCGATGCCGTTGGCCTGAGCCCGGCGGTTGATGCGCTCATCGTCCACCGCCAGCGTGAGCTGCATCGGCTGGCCGTTGTAGTGGATGCCGACGATCTTCCCGCGGACGGTCCGGTAGGCTTGGAGGACGGGAAACCCGGAGGGGGCCGTCCACCAGATGGGCTTGTCCGACAGGCTGGCGATGCGGGCCGCTGTGCGGAGCCACTCCATGGCTGAGGATGCCGCAGACACGGTCTCGGAGATCACCTCCCACAGTACGTGGGAGAGCCAGCTCGCGGCGTGGTAGTTGTCCGCCCCTTCGAGGTGGGGTGGCAGACCGGCCTCCTGGTTCTCCTTGTCGAGCTCGCGGAGGGACAGGAGGATCATGTCCTGCATCCCGAACCGGGTCGCGGAGTAACAGTAGGTCATGCATGGCCGCTTGGTGATCTTGCGGATCACCTTGCCGCCGGCCCACGGGTTCGGCACCTCGCGGAGCCGGTCCCCGCTCATAATGAACGGGGTGGCGGCCGCGATGGCTTGCGCCTTCTCGGCGACCCGCGAGTAGATGTCCTCGGGCTGGTCGATGGGAAGCAGGTTGACCGCGCGAGCTCCGGTGGGGTCTCGGAGCATGGCGCTGAAGTGCTGGAGCCCGGAGTTCGACCCATCGAGCGCGATGGGGATGTGGGAGACCCAGTCCTCACCTTCGTCGGCGTAGCCGGCCCACTCCATGCACGCCGCCAGGGCGCAGTATGGGCTGTCGGCGGTCGTCCAGAAGCGGCCCCCGCCTAGCGGGTCTCGCCCGCTGTCGAGGATGGCGTCCTGGTTTGCGATGACCCAGTCGAGCCGGTCTTCGAACGACACCTTGTCGACCCCGAACAGATTGGCGAGGTGGACTGCCAGCCATCCCCCGCCACCCGGTCCAAGAGCCTTTCCATCAGCGAACTCGATGAGGGCCTTGGCGGCGTCATCGCCTTGCGGATGCGGGCCGCCGCTCGGGATAGGATAGACCCGGCCCCGGAAGTCGAGCTCGTGGGGAAAATAGATGCGTTCTTCATCGGCGAACTTCTGAGCGATCCATAGGCGTTGCTGGAGGGCGAGCCGGGAGGACATCGAACGGGCGTTCCGCTGGTGCGTCTGGGCGGCTTCGGCCTTCCAGCGCTTCTTGGCGTCTTCGTCAGTATCGAAGTCGACGGGTTTCGCCGGGACTAGCTCGTCCTCCCGGCGAGGGAGACCCCCAAGGCTGCCCCCGCCGTCCCACACCTCGCGCATCACGTCGAGCACCCGGCGGTTGATCCGCCAGGGCGTCTCTTGGATCGCGTTGATGGCCGCGTAGACCTCCGGCATGGGGTTCGACCGGAGCTCCTCGTGATAGGCGGAGTTCCATTGCTTCACCATCCGCAAGCCGGGGCGCTTGGTCAGGTAGCCCCCCGTGAAGGGGGACCGCCAGCGCTTGGGTCTGACGACCATCGGCAGATGGATCGGCTCTAGGATTTCGCAGCGGGCGTGCTGGCGCTCCAGCCAGGTCTGGACGGCCTCCGCCGGCCTGATCTTGTAGGAGCTACCCTTGCGGCCCGGCTCCAGCTCCATCGTGAACAGGCCGGTCGTCTCCACCAGGAGCTCGATGGCCTTCATGCCCCCGTGGAGCTGCTGAACCTTGCTGAACTCGATGCGGACATCCTCCTTGCGCATGATGTCCTTGCGGGCCTCACGCATCTTGGAAGACTGCTTGCCGCTCTTGGCCTTGCCGACCAGACCATCATAGCCCGGCCGGTTCGTGCCCTTGAGGGCAGCCATTTCAGCATGGTCGATGATCGCAGCGGCGATCTCGAAGGCGACTCGCTGAACAGAGGGCTCCGTAGCCGCCGCATTCACAACGATGCGCGCGGTCAGGTAGGCGATCTGCTCAGGGGTCGCGAGGCTCAGGAGCTTCAAGGCATCAGGGCGGCGGCCGGCTCCGCCGCTGGAGACCCGCTCCACGAACTCGCGGATGGCCTCGGCGGTGGGCTCGATGGCTTGCTTCATGAGCTGCCGGCCGGGCGGGAGGTCTGCCTCCTCATCGACCCCGGCGGTATCAGTGCGCCAGGGGAGGGGGCGGCGAGCTCGGTAGCGATCAGCGCCTAGGGCGCGGGACTCGTTCTCAAGGTCGAGCTGTTGGCGGACCTTGTCGCGGAACGTGGTGTCACTCACTCGACGTCGAACATCGTGTGGCGAATATCCCGGACGATCTCCGCCGCCTCCTCGGTCTCATGGCTAAGGATCGCCATAGTCAAGCGGGCGAGAGGTTCACGGAACTCGCCGAAGACTTGTTCCACGACTGCGCGGCGCATGGACCGCTGAACCTCCTCAACGAGTGAGGGGACGTTGGCTTGGAGGCTGTCGAGCCATGCGCGTCCGCCGATCCGGGCTTCGATCCGGTACTCCTGGCGGTAGTCCAGGTCGAGCTTGTCGACCTTGGTCACCGACGCGCTGACAAGGGAGAGAGGCTTGTAGTCGGGCCGCCTCTCGCGGCCAGGCTCCATGCGGAGCTGCTGTGCAAGCTTGCTCAATGGTTCTCCAGGGCAAAAGAAAACCCCCGGCGGTGAAACCGGGGGTGACAAGTCAGGGGAACCGTGGGGGTTACCCTAAGGGTGTGGCCTCATTCTTCGGCCCCAAGGGTCCAAAAGAAATCAGCGGGTAAGGGCGGAAGAAATCACCGTCGACGGCTCCAATCCGAGCACCGCCGGGTAGGCGGTCACGATGAACAGGGCGATGGCGATCCCCGCCACGAAAGCGGCGAGTAGGTCCCAGCGTGCGGTCATGGCCTTGCCTCCGAGCTGGGCTAAGAGGTAGGGCATAGGAGTCGGTGTGCCAATAGGTGTGCCAAACGGGTGTGACATTGGCCACACCCGGCTCGTATTGACCTAAAGGCTTGGAGTATCTAGGGGACGCTCCCTCCACTCCTGCCACCCCTTTTCTGCAAAATCAGAGACTAAGGTTCCGGCGATTGTGCCGGAGCTGGCACGAATAACTGGGCTTATGCAGGAATTTCGAGTCCCGCAATCTACTCTACTTGGAGCCTAGTATGTTCTGGGCGGAGCGCTGCGCGTGCCGCAGCCACGCCTGACGCTGCCGAACCATCCTCATCCAACGCCAGCGCCGATAGAGGCTTTTGATCCAGAGCATCCCTACACGAGCTCCAGAAGATCAGACGGGGCCAGGTGGGCGTAGCTATTCCAGGTCACCTTGATGTCGCTGTGACCCGCGAAGCGGCTGATCTTGTGGATCGGAACGCCGTCCTTGGCAAGCCGGGTGAGCTTGGTGTGCCGCAGCGAATGGATCACGACATCGCTGATGTCGATCCCTTGCGCCTTCATGTCGTCCCGCAGGTTGTCCCACATGTACCAGGGCGTGGAGCCCTTGAAGGGGAACAGCCGGCCATCCACCGCAGCGAGCCGCAGGTAGGCCAGCTCGGCGACGGAGGAGGCGGCCAGCGGGAGCTGGCGCGGCTTGTCGTTCTTGGTGCGATAGCGGCGGAAGTGGACGAACGTCACCGTTCGGCCCTCGACCTCACGCTCCTCGATGTCCTCCTCCCGCACGTTCAGGGCCTCGCCCAGGCGCGCGGCCGTGTCCAGCAGGAAGCGCACCATGGCCCTGAACCGCCGCCAATCGCGCTGCGGCTCGTCCTTGATGCGGCGGTCGAGGGTCTCGAATAGAGCGACCTCCTCCTCGGGGCTGAGGACACGCTCCCGCGCCCCCTTGGCCGTGATGGTCGGCATCTTCGGCTTGCCCGTGATGATTGGGCGGCCGGAGCTGTCCTCCCAACGCGTGGCGAGCGACAGAGCCTTGCCGACCATGTCGATCTTCCGCTTCACGGTGCCGGCGGCATAGCCCTTGGCGAACAGGTCGGCCGAGAGCTGCTCGATGCGCCCCGCCGTCATGTCGGCCACCGGCACGTCGCCGATCATGGCCCTGAGGATTTTCAAGTTGGACTTGATCGTCTTCTGGGACTTCGCCTCGCGGGGCGACCAGACGGTCAATTCGCAGCGACGGAACAGCTCATCCATCGTGACGCCGTTACCGGTCTTAGGTGGCGGCTGGGCTGACCCAGCAGTCGGGACAGAAGAAACCGGCGCTGAGGCCGGCGACAGACCCATCACGATCTCACGGGCCTTGATCCGCGCCTGAACCTTGTCGCGGGTGTGGGTGCTCGCGCGTCGGCGTTTCCCCTGGTCATCCAGGTAGTCAACTGCCCAGATACCGCTGGGCTTCTGGTAGAGGTTCATTCGGTGTCTCCCAAACGTAGGGCCTTCAGGATGTTCTCAACCGCCTCGACCCCGTCTGGGGTCAGGTGAAGCGTCTTGCGGCGGCGGTCGTCCTGATCCTCGACCGCGGTGACCCAGCCAAGCGCATCGGGCATGGACGAGCGGGGCTCACGGAACGTGTCCATGGTCCGCTCAATCGACTGCCCGATGACGGATTGGCCGGAAGGGGTTTCCCCGCCAAGCCTCTGTAGGTCCTTCAGCGTGATCTCACGCCGCATCGCGTCCGCGTAGGCGACGAACAAGAACGCTAGCACCTGGCGGGCGGTGGTGCGGTCAGGTAGCTCCCGTGTCAAAGTCGCTACCGCCGCTGCCAAACGCTCTAAGTCGCCTGCGGAAGTTGCTGACAAACTCCGCGGCGTCTTCACCCGGCCTCCGCGCGGCTGGGGCCTCCGATCCGGCATTTGAAGCATCCCTCGATCCTCTAATTCGCCCGCTTATAGCGGTTCCTGAGGTGGAGTCAGTGGCCTCCGTTAAGACGCCGCCGCCCGGCCCAAGTAGGGCAGACTGATCATTTGGGAAGCCTCGATGATGCATTTCGTGACCGGTTTTTTCCATACGCATCCCCCTCATCGCGTAACTGTGTTCCATCGGCCACAGTTAGTTTCACTACTGTGACAACCCAGAGACCTTCGTAAAGAGGGATAGCTGGGCTAGATCATGCGACCAAACGCCCAGCCGTCTCTCCGGTGTGGTTATAGGAGTGCCTCCAGCTCCCGAGCCGTCCGGGCTCGCTCCTCCATTCGTTCACGCTCCTCCTCGGAGACGTCATCGACTGTAAGGAGACGAAACTCGGACTCCAACCACTCGGCGAGCTGCCGCGCCCGGTCCTGAAGATCGCACCGTTCTACGTCAGTTTCGGACGTATCGGGGCCGGCGACTTCTGAAATGTCCATGGGTCGCCTCCTACAGGATCGTCACGGTGGCACGGCCGGCTGACCCACAGGTGATGTGAGCCGTTTTCCCGTTGTGCCGGTGCTGGTAGGTCCGCTCAGCGAAGCGGTAATAACCGTTGGCCGTCAGCCAATCGGTGGCGTCGTCCGCATAGCGGAAGTCGAGCGCTTTAGCGCGCATTGTTGGGTACTCTCGATGATGGTGGGGAGGCGGCCGAAGCCGCCCCCGGACTAGAGCTTGTTCAGCTCGTCACAGGTCTCGTGCCAGGGCTCGGCCTGCTCAGCGATCCGCTCCTCCGACGCGAGGGAGAACTCGATGTCGTGGAGCTGAGCCTCAGCGGCCTTCCGCAGGGCGGAGACGATGAAGCCCGAGCCATGCCGCTTGGCGATGCGGTTGACGCATTCGAGGCAGTCAGGGCTCATGGCGGATCGCCTCCTCGTAATACGAAGGGCAGGGCGATCTCGGCGGGCAACGCCTGCCAGGGGACACGCGGGCCGAACTCCTTGCGGTAGTCGTAGGCCTGCTTGGCGAACTCGATGGCGTCCACGTCGGTGCGCCCTTGGTTCGCGACGATGTTCTTGGCGTAGTCACGCCAGGAGGCGACGTTCGCGGCGCAGTAGGCGTGGCCGTCCGGCACCGGCTTGCCCGTCTCCATGCCGGCTTCGAGCTGGCCGATGACGTTGCAGAACAACAGGGCGATCATCTCGACCACATCGTCCCCGCGGCCATAGAGGCGCATGAGCTGGCCCGCCTGGATGTGGCAGGAGGTGTGCTCGCCGGGCATCGTGAAGGCCGCGCCGAAGCGGTAGTGGACCCAGTCGTGCCAGGCACGGAACTGGAGCCAGGTCTCGGTATCGGCGAAGCACGTATGCGAGTAGTCGCCGGACCAGATGGCCATGCGGCCGTAGCAGTCCATGCGCTCGCAGAGCTCATCCATGGTGTTCGGGGCGGAGCGGCAGACATCGAACCCGAGGGGGAAGATGTGGCTCGCGATGTGGCACGACGCCTCGTTGAAGGTGGGGTTGATGGGCTGGACCATTTCTCGATGACCTCTGGGTTTATGCAGCGATCAGGACCGGCAACTGCCGCTCCTGGCCGCGCACGTTCTTGCTGATCTTGGTCGAGAGCTCACGCGAGGAGCTTCCCGAGGTGATGTAGCCGGCGGGGTCGGTGATGACCACACGACCATCAGGAGCGACCATCACGTTCTCATCGTGGAGGTCGGAGTCGGCCTCCAGCAGGATGAAATCCACGATGTCTCGGAGCAACCGGTACAGCTCAGGCCGCGTGTGCTCCAGGTGCCTCACGGTCGGCGTGTACTTCCGGTACTTCAGGTTCCTGAGTGCCGAGACCATCTCGGAGTATTCGATACGCTGCGGATTGTTCGACTCCCTACTGATGGTGTGGTCCATCCGCTCGATCCGCGCGACGTAGAAGTCACCGAACCACTCCAGAGACTTCACTTGGAGCGCGTAGGGATTGCCGACATGGCGGGTCATCACGAGCGCGGCGAATGCCGGCCAAGCGTCGAGTTTGCCCCCGCCGACCTTGAGGACGTCGGGCTGGCCATCCTTCTCATAGACGTTGCCGAACGTGCCTTCGCCGATGAGCTCCCAGCCATTCTGCTCAAGGCGTATCTCGAAGGCACCCTTGGACTCGCCCGGACGGGGCACATCAGAGGCACCTTGGTGGACAGGCCACCAGGGAAGCAGGCCAATGCCGAACATCTCTCCGTACCTTCTCTCGATGTTGCGTGGTCTAAGCGCCACGGCCATCGGCCCGGCGGTTAGGCCGGGCCTAGGTTTCGCTGGGGTCTCACCAGCTCGTCAGGTGGCTTGAAGATGCGTGCGCCGCAGGAGCCTCTCCGCACACTCCGCGAGAGACCCGTGGGCCTCCGCGAGGTGCTTCCAGAGCTCATCGTTGCTGAGCAGCCCGCGGGCCTCGCAGATGCTCCACAGGAGCGCCACGGCAGCAGCCGCGATGGCCCCTTGCAGAACGAACACGGCGGCCATGTCACGAAGGGTTCGCATCGCGATCCTCCATGACCTTCCGTTGCATCTCGATGGTCCGCAGGAGGACCCGCATGGACGGCGCGATGCACGGAACCGGAGGTGGCGCGAAGCCAGCCTCGTTGATGTCCTCTAGGGCTTGCCGGAAGGCCGGCGACAGGTCGTCAGCCTTCATCGTCTTCTCCCGAGAGGTCAGCTTCCCAGGACAGGAAGCCGTCAGCCGTGAGGGTGAGCCCGGTCTCGGCCCCTCGCTTGCGCCCGTGGTGCTCCGAAAGGGCCTCGATGAGGGTTCCCTTGCGGAGTTCGACGGGACCGAACGAGAAGCGGACAGAGACGGCGGGAGCGGCCCGGATGGCTGAGTTGAGGGAGCCCAGCTTCATGCCCGGCCCCCACACAATGAGAAGTCCGCCGGGCTCAGCCGAAGGCGGGCCTCAGCGATGCGTTCCAGAAGCCGCTTACGGGCGGCCCCCAGGTGCGGCGCATCGATGTCGATGGACATCAACCCATCGCACGCCTGAAAGCGGAACAGCATCGGGCTACGCTTCCATCAGGAGGCATCGGGCGACGTGGTCGAACGTCTCCCACATAGCCGAACGGGTATGGAACTTGGCCCGAACCTCGCGAGCGATGCACTCGGCGTGGCGCGGGCTATCCGCCTCACGGATCACGGTTTCACCGGAGGCGAGCACAAAGACGTACTCGCGGGGCATGATGCGAAGCCTCCTTGGGTTGTGTGGAAGGGTGCGGCCGATCCCGAGGGGATTGGCGACGTGTCGTCCCGATAGGGACAGAACTTGGGATGGGTACGCCCCGCACCCGGTATGGTGAGGGGATCAGCCGCGACCATCGGGGACCCATGAAGGTCCCCTAGGTTTCACCCTAGACGGGCTCATCAGGCGGCAGGAGAGCCCAGCCCGTGAGGAATTGAGCCCAGGTGGTGCGGAGCGGGCGAGCCATCACCACAGCTCTTGCTTGGCCTGCCCCTCAAGGAACCGGATGATCCTCAGCGTCTCGGCAGCCTTGGGGCTATCCGGGTACTCGGCCTTGACGTGCGCCTTGAACTCAGCCGCCGTGAACGTACGGCAACCGGCGCGGATCACCGGCTTGGAGTCCGTCATGTCGAACATGATGAACTCGTAGCCATCCGAGCGATAAGCACGGCCGATGACCCGCGAGATGACCAGCTTGGGCTTCTCTTTAGTGCCCCTCAGGTACGCGTCCCTCAGGTCCGCGCCGCTCAGGTCCGCGCCGCTCAGGTCCGCGCCGCTCAGGTCCGCGCCGCTCAGGTACGCGCCCCTCAGGTACGCGCCCCTCAGGTACGCGCCGCTCAGGTCCGCGCCCCTCAGGTCCGCGCCCCTCAGGTACGCGCCGCTCAGGTCCGCGCCGCTCAGGTACGCGCCGCTCAGGTCCGCGCCCCTCAGGTCCGCGCCCCTCAGGTACGCG